GTGATAATGTGTTTCTTCCCACTAGGGAAGATTATTTCTGCGCCAATTTCGTTTGCAGAAACAGTTGCTTGGATTACACACCGCCCTCTCGGAAGGTAGCAATCTCGCAGGAATCACCATCGCAATACTTGTCGTCCTTCTGATGAAGATCGAACACAGCACCATCGATATGGAATTCCTTCGGGATACGCTCAATCATGGCGTAGTACTCATCCTCGGTGATGGCCTCGTAAGGCATCTGCTCATACGTCCCCTTCTCGAGAGGAAGGAACGCCAGACCCTTAGTGTGGCTATCATACTTAGCAAGCAGTTCTGCCAAGTCACGAGGAGAAGTTGTATCGCGGTCAAACTTGATGGTCTGGCTCGCGTTGTTATCCGCCCAATAGCGCGTGACAATCGAATGGAGAAGCAACTGCTCGTCCGGCGAGACCTCGGCCTCACTACGAACCTCAGAACCCATATCCACTGGGAACGAAACGATCCAAGTGTTCGGGGTCTGCTTACTATCCTCCATCTCGTAGCCGAGTTTCTGCAGCATCATCGTCAGGTTGCTACCGGCGGGCATATTCACACGCCGCTTGATATAGCGTCCAGCGACGCTGAAGTGGATACCCGGTGTTACATTCGTCGGCAGGAGGGTGATCGTGCCAGACGGCTTTACAGAGGTCGTACGGATACTCTTAGGCACCTGATACCACTGGCTGTAAAGATCATCGTAATACTGAACATGACCGTACATCGCGCTCAGCCAATGGATGAGTTCATCCTCACCCTTGCTTTCGTAGATCTGGGCGATGCCCGTCTGCGACAGCCCGATGCGATGGTTCCGCGTCATAACCTCTCGAGACTCAGGGTCGGTGATCTTCCTGTTGAGGATCGTCACCAACTTGCAGTATCGGTAGGCTTGCTTGACAACCTCGCGGGCTTCCGCAAGATTTTCAATACGCGAGGCGAAGATTTCACCAAGCGTACACATCTCCTTGTGTTCTAGAACTTGCTCGACACAGGGATTAGATCCAAGCACCCGCGAATCGGTCTGGTCGATGATTCGATTCATGCGAGCATAGTTGTGAACATTGTCGAGCCAGAAGTATCCCGGCTCACCATTCTGCCAAGTCTTCTCAGCCATTGGCATGTAGTACTCCGGATCGTGGGTCGGCTCCACGAACACAGAGTTGTTGCTCATCCAGCCGAATCCCTTATTTTCGGGATCGCTCTCGATGATCTGCTCGCCCTCGTCGTTCACGCCATACTTCAGACCAAGACGGTCAAAGTTCTCAGGATTCATGAAATCCTTAAGACCAATGAAATCTTCGTCGTCAGCAAAGCCGAGAGCAATCTCGGCCGACCGGCGAACGTTACCGCTGACCACACAGGTCCCGATAATGTTCATGAAGTCGGCAATCATGCGACTCGACACCAGATCACCGATGTGATTACGGAGAATCTTCTCGATGCGCTTGTTACAAAGAATAAGCGGCTCAGGGCCAGATGAGACACCCCCGAACCGCTTAATGGGAAGACCACCCGGACGAACCTGTGAGTAGTCTAGTTCAATCGGTTGCTGGTCTGGCAGGAGGAAGGAGTTGAGCAGCACATGGACTGATTCTCCCCAACCCTCGCGAGAGTCATCAACGACATGAACCTTAGTCTTGCCTCGTGGCTTGTAGATACGAATGGTTCCAGCACCACGAACATCAAAGCCAACACCGACTCCGAGCATCGAGCGAGTCATCGTCCAGTCGAATGGCTCGCCCGGATCTTTCCTCATAAAGCCGGTGCTGACAAAGGCACAGTTCTGCAATGCCTCGACACCACCATCTCGGTGGACGAACGCACTACCCATCATCCACAGACCACGACCCGGCGGCATCCACTTCATATGGAACAGAAGCGTAAATGCTCGTTGGGCTGAAATCTGTGCTTTTTCAGCATTCCAGTTAATGTTGTTCTCGAGACAGTGTTCCTGCTCGATGGACTGCATACCCTCAACCACCCGGCGACAAGTATCTGTCCATGTCTCCATCTTGCCCTCAGGGAGACGCGGGTTATCACTACGACTGTACGTTCGATAGAACGTAGCCTCGCCCAGACCGTAACCTCCGAAGGGAGGCTTGATTACTCTAAAGCCATCCACAAAGTCATCGTCTAGTTGAAACGAGAGCCAAGGAACAGGTCGCTCGGCGGGCTTTGATTCTACTTCAACAACAGCAGTCATTTATCCTCGACTATCTCTTTATCTTAAACCGCACTTGGGCCACGGCCTCCATCCATAGATCTCTCCTGTGGCGGCGTTGTACGTCGTCAGATAGATCTTACGGGCTTGAGCGACTTGGCCCAAGACATCAGGAGGAACAGGCCCGTGCAGAGTTGGATCAGTTTGTGAAACTCCGTAGTACATTCCATTAGGACTTACCGCAGTAGGATCTCCACGAGATTCACACATGAATACTCGCAGAGCCTTTTCCTGCTGTTCAGGGAACCAAACAGCCACCGCTTCAGCAAGGGTATACCATCTCGCTGAATATACAGGGTCGTTCATATTCTCTTGAATAACAGGAGAGGATTTTACTGCGTGGACATGGACTGTTGGGGTAGGAGTTACGGTAGGCGGAACCACTTCTTCCACCACTACGACAGATTCAGGGAATTCGTATTCGATGAATTCTTGTGCAACCACCGGAGTGATTACAATGCTTGACTTCGGAATATTTGCGGCCTGTGTTTTTGATCCTAACAGAGCAACGACACAAATGAACAGACTGAAGAAACCAACCCTAAAGATTACGTTGCGATTTACTTGCCGTTCTTCATATAGATGCAATTTTCTTCTCTCGACTCGGTGGCCTTAATTCATCCTGCTGCCGCGGTATCCGGGCCACTGACGAATGGCTTGACGAGTGACCTTGTATTCAGGCCACCACATATCAAGTACCTCAGGCGTAATTTCTTTCGCCTTAGGATCATCGACAGCAAGAACTAAGTACGCCTCGACATCATCGAGATTGAGGTCGAGTTGTTCAATGAATGATTTACGAACTTCAATAGGGAACTTGGCAATAACCTCTAGGTCATAACCCGAACCCTTCAGCAACTCTAGAAGTTGCTTGCCCGCAGCCAGCGCTCTTTCACGCTTTTCGATATCCTCCTGACTAGGAACATTCGGATGATGGAATAGCCAGATTACAACAATCACACAGAGGACCAGCGTCACAAGCCAACTTGGAATCGGTACTTCTCCCACCGATACCCCCTTCTGACTTGTCGTTCGGTAGTGCCCCTATTGTATACCTTGATGAGCGGTTTTGGCAATCTCGAACACGATGTTGGAACGGAATGTTTTATGGGGTCGGCGCACAATGCGGCCAAGACCCTCTAGTTCTCCAACAAGTGTCCAGACATAGCCAGAAGAAAGATTCGTCTCGTTAATGATTTCACGAACAGATGCTCCCCGCGCATAATCTTTCACGTATAGGCGGATGGCATCGCAGACGAGACGATAAGTCTGTTCTCTTGTTTCATTTCTGTGTTCCGGCTCAGTATATGAACGATGAGTACGTCGGAACGTTTTATGTACGGTCGGAGTCAAGGAAATGACCTTACGACTACTAGAAACTTTAAGTCTAGTAGAATTTTGGTCATCCGAAGAATTCTTGTTCTTCTTACTCTTCTTCACAAACTCTGGACACGCGGGCAACCCATCGACGTCCGACCCGGTAGCCACACCACGGTCGAGAAACTCTTCTACAGCCCCGCAGATGTAGCGGTTGATACTGGTTCGTAGATGTTTACAATCCGAACACGGCGTCTTCAGCATCGAATTCATCGCGCATCCTTATGAGTTTCTTAATGTGCTTTCTAGATAGCCCCTCCTTATTACGCACTACGGGGCCGACGATTCCTCCGAATTGTGAGATGTTGACATCTGGGCCGAATGAGCGCGGGATCATGCTCAGGGACCAGTATGGGAGAATCAACATATTTGATCGAGGACGACCCTTCACATAGAAGTAAACAAAGACGACGCCGAGGTTACGTTCTCCCGACACGGTGAACTCGGCTAGTGCTTCCTTCTGATGCGGTTTAACTGCGTCAAATCCAAATTTCTTGCCGGGCTTGTCGAGAACGACAGCCTTACACTCAACAAGAAGATTGATCTGAGGACTAATGAAAATCATATCAACAGGAGTTGGGTGTTTGATGACAAACTTACGGGCACCGAACCCACTTACTGTGATTCGGTCGTTAAAAGAACTGCACCATCCTCGACCAATCCTAGGAACAGTCGCTCGCAGGACTTCTAGTGCATCCCCCTCAAAGATCTTACCGACCTGTGCTGGCCTCATGGGGTACGACGCCTAAGACCCGCTCTGCGAATTTCTACGCCGTTCTGAGTGGCACGCCCACAACTATCGCAGATCAGTAGTCCAACCACATCGCCCGGATTATGAGTCATAGTTCCAAAGCACTGAATGGCCGTACATCTGTTCTTAGCAATCTCTTCAGCGGACGGAGAAGGCGGTGGACTCTCAGGAATTTCCTTACCCACAAAATCTTCTTCGACCGGAGAATTGGCAAGAGGCTTACTAGAACTAGGCTCCGGGTACGGATTCTCGCGTTTGACGATTACTCGCCAAGGATCTGCCGCAACCACGACGATGCACTTCTCAGATTTCTTCTTGGCATGAAGACGAATCTGCGTCCGAACGTACTGTGCTTCCTTCTTGTCGGCAACAGTGAATCGGATCGGCTTGTCGTACTCAAGTTCCGAGTATTTCTGTCCCCATCCGCGAGGGGCTAGGGCGTCGATACCTCGTGCCAGTAGATCTGCATCCTCGTCGTCTGCATCACCTACTGTAATGTTGTCGATCCGATTAGTGTGTGCCACAAGAATTCTCCTAACAGCGTTTGCTCAATGTATGACGCTGCTGCAATGATCCGGCCTCTTTGGGCCAGCGCACTCGGCGTGTATCTCCTACTTCTTGAAGTGGTCGAAGTTGCGCCTTAGCCTCTAGTTCAATTTCATCAGTAATCAGGGCTTTGGATGGTTCATAGCCCAGATTTGGATTCATTGATTCTCCTTACATGAATACGAGTGATAGCCCGCGCCATCTGCGGGGTCACCGGCGCACGATGGGCAGAGCATTGTACTCGCGATCCGCCTTGTGGATCTTAGATTTGTCCCAATGAGATAGGAGACTAGATGGTCCTTTGAATTTCTGTCCGCAGTAACAGTCTTGAGTATTGGTAGAGGAATCATCGGTTGTATTTTCGATAGAGCTTGATGATTTTCGACTCTGAGTACCGAACAACTTTGAGGCCATATTTCTCTTTTAGAACTTGGTCACGATAAGCATCTTGTTCGGTCTTATCCTTATGCCAATAGAAACCATCTGCTTCATAGGCCACATGATTCCTATAGTAGTAAAGATCTACAGAGTATCTACCAAATGGAACTTCATAAACCAGTTCCTTATTCTTCACATGAACCAGATACCAACCAAGTTTTACGTGAAGAGAACTCAGTTCTCTCTTTGATCTTGCAGCCTCCGCGGCCAATGGCTGACTCCTACGAGCAGCCTCAATCTGTCTCTCTGTCTTTGGAACTAATTCATTGCGAAGAGAAACATCAACTCGATGGGGTCTCTTTTCACCCTTACGCCTTTGATTAGACAAAGAAATAGAAGGACGTTTAACACCATGTTGATCCCAATGACGACCACAAGGTTTACCGGCCTGATTAAGATGAGGAATCTTTGGGCAAATCATCTATGATCACCCGCTTTCCCATACCAACGATCTCTATCATTTGTCCGGGCCGTTTGCTCACGGCTGAGGAGGTCCGCGTTTTTGTAGTAGCCGTCTCTAAGTGCCTTCTGTAGTCCGATGAGTGTTGTCAGATAAGAGATCTTTTTTCGAGCATCGTTGATCTTCTCGTCTTCTTCGACCTCGGCCTCTGCCCGCCACTTACCCGCTCGCCTATCTGCTCCTGCGAGGATTCGGGCGCGGCGCTTTTTGATGAATTCTTCGAGATCCCTGACGGTGCCCTCATTTAGAGCAACATTGACATGCGCCCTGTTCGCCTCTCCAGTGTAGAACGAGAGCATATCACGAAGGTGCTGAAAAGGTTCGATCCTCGACACATTGAGGACCATCCCATATTTCTTCAGCAACTTCGTCATGTCCTTCGTCGGAGCGACGGGGATGAAGAATCCTAGTTCTGTGACAGCAGAGACTGCGTAACGCGTTCCCCCTTTAAGCCTTCCAATTTGACGAGGGGTAAAGTGTTCCACGACGCGAAGGTTGGGTCGCTTTTTCTTGGCTCCCCGATCTTCGTCAATTTCCCGTCGATCACTACGTGAACGGGAAGCCTTGGACACGCCCTTCTTTGAGGGCATTGCGTGTACTTCCTTTCCTTGGACATGACGTTGCATTCCTCTTTTGGAAATCCCTTGAGGCGCAAAAACTTATTCATGTAGTTGCGTCGCTTGAGGTAATGCGCGGCAATCTTCGGATCGTAGTCAACGACGATTTCGCAGATCTCGTTCGTATTCTTATTCTCGTACCAGAAGATCCACTTACCGATATTGTTGATCGCCATGTAAACCTGCGCCTGAACCATGTGATGATTCAAAGGCTTACCCGAGCGATTGACTTCAATCCAAACAGACGCGTTGGCTCCCTTAATCTCTACACCATAGAGTGTCTCAAGCAGATACTTGAGATAGGCATAGGGATCATTAACCAATTCCACAATTGAGTCTGGGGTGCCGCCGTAGTGTCCATTGCCGAGGGTCGTAAAGACCTCGACAGCATGGAGGATGCCCATCCGGTAGAAGATGTACTGCCAGCGTAGATGCCTCCACTTTCCATCCTCAAAGATATTGAGAAGGTGTGGGTCGGTAATCTTCGCTTTGCCGAATCCAGACTTTGTGATAATCTGTTCGCGCTTACAGTTAGTCGCACCAGATGGACTGAAGACCTCTGCGTTACGCTCGGTTCCGCGGCTCATCAGGGCCGTCAAAAACCTGAGGTCTTCGTCCGAATGTTGATCTAGTGTATCAGCATTTTCAACGAGGTAATCAAATACCTTCGATTTAAGAATCGAGGGTTTTGCTGATTCCTTCCGGAGAGCATTGATCAGCCCTCTTATTGCCATGTTCCTCCCAACACTTGTTGAACTCGGCTTCGAGGCACTTCATCAATTCAGTATACTCTCCTTCATGAAGAGTAACAAACACATAGCCGAATCCCAAACGGATTTCGGTCTTAAAACTCCCACATTCAATGACATTATCGATATGCTCAAGATCATGCTTGATTACATCAATCGGGATGCTTCGTACCGAGATATCAATGTTCTTCACTATTAACTCCGCTTATCTCTTAATCTACTAGACTTGTGCTTTAGGATCCTCCAACTCTTCTTACGGAACCCTCTCTCTACTGATTCAACATTCTCTATAATCCTCCCTCTTTGGTCGATTGGTTTATCTTCTTGATAGCCCACCGAAGCAAGCCATCCATAATCGGCGTGATACCTAGAAAGTCTAACAGACGGAGCAGTGAAGCGTCGAATGATTTCTTTCGATTCACTAACGGAAGAAAGCAACGGCGCAGTAGGCATGAAAATCTGGCAAACAATACGGTCGTCCGAATCTACCACACATCTGGAGAACCAGCGGTGGTTGGTGGCGAACATGAGGGCTGCGTGTACCAATGCCTGAACCACCAGATGAACCGGCGTCAGATTTAATGCCGGACTCTTAGGTCGAATGATCACAAGATTTTGCTTGTGATGCACTTCAATCTTAAGTGGCTCTAGTTCACTTAGAGTTGGTAACTTCATTGTATACACTCAGCAATTCATCGTAGACGGCGTAGGGAATAACCGCATACTCGCCCAGAAGTTTTCCGGCCTCGTCGTTGAATTCAATCTTAAGACCAAACTCGTAGCCTTGCGTCTGCGCCCGTTTCGCGCCCTTACGCATGGTAGCCAGTTTAACACCGTAAGACGCCGCACGCGTCTCCTTGAGGTCGATTGAGACGCCTACTCCACGACCCCCAAGCCGCATATCGTGGAGTTCAAACTTACCTCTTCCGCTGTTTCTTTCCACGCGAGCGCCGGACCGGGCGGCTGAGTTCAACTCTCGGTTCCGGCTCCCTAGGCGGGCGGAGTTTTCTTTGCTTCTCCATCCGCGCTCTTTCTTTGGCTTCTCTTCGCTCACGTGCCTTGTCCTGTATTTCCTTCTTTGTCAAGCACTCGTTGCATGTGACAAAGAAGATATTCTTTTCTAGGACAGGACTCTTCTCACAGAACCCCATCGCACAATAGGATTGAGTCAGAACTTCGTAATGAACAACCCGCTTGGTAATTAGACCATCCGCGTATCGTTCATACAAATGCTTTTCGTGAGTAATTCTCGTGAAATTATCAAGAGCGATACGGGCATTGGGCTGAGGGACACTTGACCGCATGTTGGCATATGCTTCAAGCCACCTATGACCAATGTCAACTTTCTCAGCAGGAAGATTTAATGGAGTGTAAGCAACCCTTGATTTCTTCTTATGCTTCTTTTTCTTCGCCATTACATCTCGATTACATCCTACTTCTGGGGATCATATCATTCGGCGTCCAATTAAGAGCGCTACCGTAGGTTCCGCCCTTGACGTAGTAGTCGCGGGAATTACCAGCAACTTCATGGAAGGTCATCTGGCCGACTCGGGCACCGACAGGGATACTGATAGGGCGGGCAAGGTGATTGTAAACCTCCATTGTCCACCGACTATCAAATCCCACATCGCCGAGTCCAGCATCAATACAGATAGCCTGTCCCAGACGCATGGCACTGGATCGAGACTTCATCTCAGCAACCACATTCTCAAAACAACCGATGCGTTCGATAGTGTGGGCCAGAATCAACTCGCCGGGCCGTAGCACGATTGTACCACCTTCGCCCGCATCGTGGGGTTCTTCCCACACACTATCGCCATCGATCTTTTGACCATTTTCTAGTTTGATGATAGGCGCATTAACGTGAAGGGCAATATTCTTTGCCCAATCCCTTTGACGAACAATCCAAGAGCCAATTCTGATATCGTAGGAATTTCCACCAAGCAACGTTTCATCGAATGGCTCAATAATGATACGACCATCATGAATTGCTTCCTTGATTGCCAAATTGCCTAGAATTTTATGCCGCCTTAACTCTTTTAGAATTATTTACAAGTTCAGAAACATAGCCCTGAGAAATTCCATATTTCCCGGCTAGTTGATATTGGTTAAAAACTTTATTCCAATAAAGAGATCTAATTTCAACTATCTCCTTATTGCTCAATTTTGCATTAGGACTATCTTCACCGAGACGATGACGAATTAGTCCATTACGATGGGCGTGGCGCATATTCTCTAGTCTAGTCAAATATTCTAGATTTGACTTACGATTATCATCCTTCTTACCATTCTTATGATTTACTTCGTGATCAGTAGGGCATGGCCCAATAAACGCCTCAGCAACCAACTGATGAGCCATGCGTTTCACACGAACCCTATTCACGATAAGACGATACATGATATATCCATATGTATCGGGAACAGGAGACAATATCCTATTGCTTCGGTAACTATAGAGTTGTCCAGTATTACTGATGGCATAAATACCGAGGTATCCCTCAATATCTCTCCATCTCTTACCGAGCATCCATTAACTCCAGAAAACGTGCCTTGAAAATGTGGAAGTCCTGATGACGAGTTCTTTCAAAAATAGGAACATCCATATATGGTTCGTATGGAACCACGAAATCAGGGTGATGTGCCATTACCTGAGGAATCTCAGTTGCCAGCATCCTCAAATCAACTTCTTTTACAATCGCGGGGCGCGGACCCCATAGATTGACAGACTCGTAGATAATCTTCTCGAGATTATCCTCAATTGTTCGATATTGAGGAAGAAGAATCTTTAGTGGCGCAACCACATCTCCAAGATAGGCTTCAGCCGCATCGTGTAGAAGTCCCCAAAGCGGGAGGTCGCCTTCTTGAGGAACCATCTTAGAGACAAGAACAGAATGCTGAGCCACAGAATAAAAATGAGAAGTGTGGCCGCTATATCTGCAAATACTACTAAGTCCCCAAGCGATATCGTCAATATCAATTTGTTCCATCCTAGGATCGAGGATACTGACTCGCTTACCACTATGAGTAAGAATCTGATTGAGTTGTACGCTTGGAACCTCTGGGTGATATGTCGGATCCATGTTCACCTAATACTCCGAATGATCGGAACAAGGAAGAGGATTATCGCAGACGATACGACCTCCTGATATAAGGATATTCTGCTGACAAGTGAGGGAAGAGACGTTCCGATTAAGACGCATTTCCTCTCCTGTTGCGTGACGATGCGGTAAAGAATCATCACACAGCCAGCAGTCAACACCCTGCATCATCGACCAAATCACTGTCTCAAACTCGGATTTATCCTGGATATTAACCGACTTTGAGGGCATGTCCAAGTTCTTCACTTCTTTTGTTGATTCGTCCACGTAAAACCTCGGCTCTCTTTTCGTTCTTAATCAACCACGATTTAGCAGCAGACCAACCACGCACAGAAGTCTTGTGCTTCTTGCTATTAGGGAAGAACACAATCGACTGAGCATTTCGTTCGATGATTCCATCCTCGATACCAAGGATGAGCATCTCTTCTTCTTCATCGATGCGTAGTTCCTTAGGAATCCACAGCATCGAACCAACCACACCTTCACGAGGAGCGGTCTTATCCTTCTCCATACGAAGGTTGACGACACGAGCCTGAGTCAATCGCCCCTTGAGTACCTTGCCACCAGCGCCCACCACATCTTCCTCAGACTTAATGTTCTCGCCTCGACGGAAGTCCATACGCTGACCAGCATAGAAAGGAATCGCTCGACCACCCGTAGGCTTAGTGGGATCACCAAAGACCATACCGATTTGATCACGAACCTGATTCAAGATAATCAGAGCCGCATTGTATCGGTTGGCTGCGGTGAGTCGGCGCATCATGGACGACGTCATCTTACCAGCCGAACCCATTGCCTTCTCGCCCTCGTCAGCATCGTACTGAGTCTCTCGGATAGGCATGAGGGCCGCAATGCTGTCCACCACAAACAGGCTACAGGTGCCGGAGATCATGAACTCTTCGACAATCTCTGTAATCTCTTCACCGTGCTGTGGCTTCGGAACAACGATGAGACGCTCAAGATCCACACCCAGAAGTTCTAGGAAGTTGGGATCCAGTGACCCCTCTGCATCAACCCATAAACACTCCTTGTCGGGGAAGGCCCGTTGAAAGGCAGCGACAGCAGCCGAGGCGGTATAGGACTTGAGAGTTGAATATTGTCCATAGAGTTCCGTAAAGCGGCCACACGCAATTCCACCGCCGAGAAGTCTGTCGATGGTAAGTAGGCCGGTTGGGACTCGGACAATTCGGAAAGTGATATCGGAACCTCGTTTAATGGTTCCCACACCGAATTTCTTGTCAATAGCCGCGATGATTTGCTTAATGGACTTAGTGGGGGCATCAGCATCTCCCGGCTTCTTACGCGGCATTGTTTGTCTCCAGAATCCTCATCGCTTCACAAAGGATACTGCCGCCTCGGGTCGGCTGTAGCGTACCGTTCAATAGCACCACAGAATCTTTATCGATCTTGCCCCTGTAGTACTCCCACTGTCGAGGGAACATCACGACGTCCTTCTGTTCTCCGAAGTAGGAGATACCGATGAACGCCATCTCGTCGCCCTTCTTAGTCTTATGGGTCTTGATCTTCTTAACCAAGCCACCCCAGATGACATCAGAGTCGCGACTACCATCCAACAGTTTTCTGTTAGATTTTGAGTTAATCAACTCATCGAATTGCTCTTGGTATCCCTCAAGCGGATACTTAGAAACATACGTACCGAGATACTTGGGTTCGTCTGCGGGGTCGGCACGCTTACCGAGGCTGTTGAGTGCGCCAGATTCCTCAAGCGCCTTCATCCGAGCCACGTTGCGGATTGCCGTGCCTTCCATCCTCTTGACAAAGTCTTTGTAGGACTTGTACGGCCCCTTACGCTTGCGCTCGTTGATGATGATATTTGCTGTCTTCTCAGCAATACCAGCAATCTGAGTTAGACCAAACCGAATACCACCCTTCTCGAGAGTAAAGGTTAGATCCGACTTATTAACATCAGGCAACTTGGTCTTGAAGCCTCGAAGTCGAATCAGTTCCATTACCTCTTCGAAGTTTTTCTTATCGTCTGTATTGAGGACAGCGGTGAGCCATTCGAGAGGATAGTGACGGAGAAGGTAGGCGGTTTCATATCCGATTGCAGAGTAAGCCACGGCATGAGCGCGATTGAAGCCGTAAGAGCGATAGTCGTCAATCGCAGCCCAGACCGCACTTGCCGCCGTCGTAGAAATACCATTCTTCTTACATCCTGCTAGAAACTCGCCCTTCATCTCGTCGAATTCTTTACCCGACTTAGACTTAATGGCTTCTTTGATTCGGTCAGCACCGAGGTCGTCCCACCCGGCCAGCACCTTGACAATCTCCATAACCTGTTCCTGATACAGGATGATGCCATAGGTGTATTCGAGAATCGGCTTTACTTCCTTACAAGCATAGTCGATCTTCTTAGGGTTCTGTTTGTTCGCTACGTACTGGTCGAGGAACTTAATCGAACCCGGACGAGCAATAGCATTGACGGCCACGATGTCTTCAAAGTTGTCTACGCCCATTGCCATGATACATTGCTTGGCCGCACCACCCTGATACTGGAACACTGTCAGGAGGTCGCCCTTAGCCATCATCTTGTAGACAGCGGGGTCGTTGAACTCCGAGTAGTTGTCTTCACCCAGAAGAGGGTTGAATCCAATGTACTGATGCGCCTTCGCAATCATGCTCAGCGTAGACAATCGCAGGAAGTCAAACTTGACAAGATGGAGTTTCTTAACCCCGTTCATGTCAAACTGAGAAACCACTGTGTTGCTCGTAGGGATGAGCATCAGCGGGACTTCGTCCTTGAGGGGTCTGCGATGGTCGCTGATGACCACGCCCGCCGCGTGCTTACCGAACGACTTGGTCATCCCTTGGAGGACAACTGCGGCAGACCTGATGAGCGGGTTTTGCTTCACCAACTTCTTCAGGTGATCATTAGCATAATCATCGAACAGCGTCTCCATGTCAGAAGTCGCCTTGTTGTTCGTGATCTCAATCGTATCGGGCAACTCAGAGGTAATGGCGTTCGCTTCCTGGAACGGCACCTTGTGAGCCTTCAGTACACCCTTGATGGTCTGTCGAGGAGCCATGTGCAAGTGCGTACCGATAAGCATGACGTTCTCTTCGCCATACCTCTGCTTCACATAGTCGATGACTTCTTCACAGCGGTCTGGTTCAAAGTCAATATCAAAGTCAGGAATGCTTGGGCGAGCCGGGTTGATGGCTCGCTCGAAGAGGAGTTTGTATTTGACTGGATCAATAAGTGTGATGCCAAGTAAGAATGACGTAATTGTTCCGACCATTGATCCACGGCCCGGACCAACGATGATTCCCTTATTTCTGGCCCAATTAACGTAGTCTTCAACAATGACGAAGATCTGCTCGAAGTTGGCTTCACGAATTACTCCCAACTCCATCTCAAGACGCTCGACATACACCGGGTCACCGTCGAGTTGCAGATCCATCAATCGCTGATAGCACTTCTCACGAAGATACTCAATAGGGTCCTGTTCCTGACCCGGAATCATCGGAATATGCCACGTCGATGATTCAAACTCAGGAACCTTGACCGCAGCAGCCTTCTTGACAATTTCCTTGATCGAGCGCTGAGAAGACTTCCACACTTCGGGCTTGTCGGCCCACTCGTGTTTCATCTCAGCAGTTGACTTTAGGTAATAGCCAGAACCATTGAAACGGAATCGATCCTCGTCATCAACATCCTTACCCGTCTGCATCGCTAGAGCAAGGTCATGGATGACACCATGCTCCTTCTTGATGTAGTGGGCGTCGTTGGTGATGAGCAGGGGTACGTCGTGCTTCTTCGACATACGAATCAGGAAGTTGTTAAGTTCCCGCTGTAGTTTCTGAAACTCTGCCTCTTCGCGGCCAGCCTTGCTAGTCTTGTCTTCGCGATACTTCTTAAGACTTGGGTGGCGCTGTACCTCAAGATAGAAGTTTGGGAACACCTTCGCATACTGCTTGAGTAGGCGCTCGGCATTCTTCTCGTTATCGCTCATCTGCAAGGCTCGGGCGATTTCTCCACTCAGGCACGCAGACGTGACAGCGATGTGCTTGAATGCAGACTTATACGTATCAATCACAGCGTGGTCGATGCGCGGCTTGAAGTGATACAGGTCTCGACTATTCGCAATGGATGACAGTTCCACCATCGCGTGCCAACCCTTGAGATCCAGCGCCATCATCACAACATGGCGGTTGGTCGCAAGAGGATCTCCCTTGTCCTTGTTCGATGCGTCAGGAACAATGTAGAATTCCTGACCAAGAACTGGTACGATCCCACCTTTCTTCGCTTCCTGATAAAACTCGGGGACTCCTGCGAGATAGCCGTGGTCAGTAATAGCCACGGCGGGCTGACCAAGACCCTTGACGGTCTCAATCATTTCAGGAGCGCGACAGATACCATCGAGCGCAGAAAACTCACTATGAACATGCAGATGAACGAATTGGCTCACTACGCCTCCAAGAAACGCCTGTAGTTTTCCCACCAGACGAAGGGGAGTTTTGGAAGATCAAAATGTTCGACAAACAAGCGGAACTGCTTGGCTGGCTCCGCCGAACCGACCGCCAACTTGTTCCGCCAGTACAGAGTGGCAAGGCATCCGGCAACCCAATCGAACGGGAAGACTTCTACCGCCTCGGCCTGAGTCATGTAGGCAGGAACATTTGCGCTGAATCGCTTCTCATATTCTTCAATAAACGTATTGAAGAAATTAGTCAGAGCATCTTCACGAGTCAGCACACCATTCTTAATCTTAGCATACATCGTAAGAAGCATATCGATAATGATCATCGATGCGGTCTCAGAAGTATCGACATAAGGATGATCGATACCTTCATAAAAACCATTACTAATGTCTCGCATTAGGTTCTCAATGTGAATCCACCCACCATCTCCGGGTGCAGCGATTCGCAACGGAGCGTACATTTTACTGAACGGATCCTGGTTGTAGAAGTTAAAGCCCTTGACGGTTCCACTCAGCGAATGAGTGCGAAGGTTAATCGGCTTGTGCTGCTCATTCTCGAGATACATATGCAGCGAATCAGAAATATGGGTCTGTACACCCATTCGGAATTCCGGTCGCTCGCCATCTCCGAAATTGATATTTCGAAGACTGCACATCATTCCCTGCATGAACATAGAGAACTGAGGAACGTTTACTCCATACAGCCCAAGATGCACATCGTTGCTGCGATTCATGACCGTCATGTTCAACTTGAAATCACGAATCTTGAACATCACCATGTCATTGCATGGGACATCCTTACTCTTGACTCCAACGTCCCTCGGCTCGAAGATGGGCAGCACCACCTGACGCGATCCGGGGTCTCTCAGGAAGGTCTCTACGGTGCTGGCAACGGCTGGCATTAGTCGAGGCCCATATGCGCCGTAAAGTGTCTCACCGTCGTCTGAGTAATCAGCAAGATTACTATTCCACACAGTGATGGTCTTTAGATCAGAAATACGGGTGAGAGGCCACATAGCCTCTGCAAGCATTCCGAAATAGTTTGGACGACGCCCATGCAAGAACGGAACAGTCTTGCGAGGATTGATGATGTTTGTGGCATGAGAAATCTCGCTGGTCATACCAAGACGAGATGGAACCCTAGTGCCACGAGTACGAAGACGAAGCACCGCACTTGAATATCCCTGCGTAGCCGTCTCATGGAAACTAGACAAATACTTCATTAAGGCCTTACTCCATCACTAATCAGTACATCGATGAAATCGCTCATCACAAAGTCGGCATCGTAGTGCTTGCTGATGACCTTGCGCTGATCTTTAATTACGGAAGCATACTGTTTGTCAGACAATCGAGAAATCGACTTAATCGCCCTGTTCATATCTGCTACACCGCCGACGATAAACTCAGGCAATGTCCAGACACCAGCATTTGAAATCTCTGAGGGCGTTACTGCGACAGCACCAGCCAGACTGACTTCACAGGCACGGTCGGTGATTTGACCAACGGCCTTATAGATCTTCTTGGTGACGAAGACCGTAGAGAGCGAATGAGCGAGGCGTGGAAGCATGAGATGTTGTGGAATTGGATCGTTGAATCTGACTTTTGGATTAATGTCAGCCATTTGAGCAACGAAGTCCGCGGCTCGTCGGTTCCAGTTTCCATAGATCTCAGCCCTATACTTCAGCCCACCGTAGTAGGTCTGGAACATCGGTCGTCTGTCATTGTCATTGCCAATGTAGACGACTGGTGTCTTCCGAACATCTACTGGCTGGATGGGCAACTCGCGCTTAGGATCGTAGATGACCGGCAGAGACACCGACGGCGTTTTGTAGAACCCGTCTGTGCCGGTGTCCCACAGAGGATTGTCCCAAGCATACACCATGCGGATTTTCCCGCGCAACGACTGAATATCCGACTCCGCTACATATCTGCCCAACCGATGAGAGTACATATTGTCTCTCGGTGTGTCGTGCAGTTTATCCAACTCGCTGATATACCTGAACTTATGCTCAGTGTCCCGAACATAGAGCGGAATATCACGCTTGGCGTAGTAGAGAAGCAATACCGAGAAATAGACAATTTGGCTCATGCCATTGTCCATGTATTCGGCGAACAGAAAATCAATCTTTGGAAGCGGGTTCCGCTCAAGATGCTTGAGACAGTGTCGAATGGCCGTCGTAGAAATCCACTTACTCATCGTAAGATTATGAGGATTCTTTACGTCGCCGGCTTTCCACAACTTTGTGGCATCACGAATAGAACTCATCACCAATGCGCGAGTACCTTCGTGCGGCCTGATGTCCAGATACTTTACGCCTTCAAGCAAATGACTTTCTTTGCGAAGGCCGAACCATTCGATTGAATCGCCATGCCACAAGAATCGATTGAACATCGGTACTCGGATGATGATGTTCGTGCCGAGTGTGCTGGCCGTCTCCCACGTATTCGTACCTTCGAGACAACACCATCCGACTCGCATAATTAGATCCTCGTGAACACAGGCTTAGGAGGAGGCTCGCCTACGCTGTACAGACGTCCACAGTTGTTGCACTGGAACTGAAGAGTAGTCAGTGGGATTTCCCGCTGGCAGGTGCAGACGGCCTTACGGATGGGGACGCCATCTACTTGAATAGGAATTGTCGTATAGGAATCTCGCCGGTCGTACACCGGAACGTAATACTTATGAGATTCCATCTCATCGGCGTTATCTCGTGTTCCCAATTTCTCCTTCTCACTTTCCACTAAGTCATGAAATGACTGTAGAAATAGATACGTGTCATGTAGGTCGCGTTGTGCGGCTTCTGTTTCTTTTCTTGCTCTTCTTCTTTGTAAGATTCGCCACGGCAGATGGTAGAGCGTCCTGCCAGTTAAGATTAGAAACGCTAAGAATGTCAAGATCATCAGGCATCTCCTCGGCCCAATTGCGTCCGAGCAATTCGACCATATCGCCCCAATCCTGTACCTCATGATCTTTCAAAGCATAATCATGAGGCTTCATGGGGTGTGGCTGGATATGCTCCAACTCGTGGACGATGATGACGTTCTGTGCAGCCTCATTGACGTCATTGAATAACTCGTCATAAAACAGCATCACGATTTTATACCTGACGGCTGCTTGCATCCATGCCGGGACTTTCTTAACCTCGGCATACGCCTTGAGATTTTGATTGTCCGTTACGAGTTGAACAACAACGTCCTTGTGATTGATGTGTCCAAAACTATCAGGAAACTTCTTGATAATCCTGGACACCCTACCCTGCAACTCGGGGTCAAGCAGGAAGTTTGGCATAAGTCATCTTCCAGTCGCCTTCCGCCATACTGAACGCTTCATGCCCTTCGGGCGCGTTCTGTCTTGCTGGATCGGCACTTGGCTAGTCAGGTGCCAATGGTCACAACATGAGTAGGCGCGCAAGGCAATCTCATCACTCTTCTTAGAGCGTCGGACGGCCATCCCGAGTGCGGCCCGCTCAGTCGAATACTTCCTCTTATTTGGAAACAGACACTCATTCACTTCGTATCACGGGGAGTCAGAACCGGATGATACTTCCGCTTACGGCCCAGACCATTCAGAGACTTATTCAAATACAAGTCCCAAGTGATCATCATATTGATGCGTTCCTTCCATTGCGCGTCGATAACGCTTGGGACCAACCAGAATAATTCTTACGCCATACATCTCTCGTGCTTGGCGCCTCTTAGACTTAGCCTCAGAAGTATCATATCCCTTAATTTCTAGGTATAGATTTTGAGAAGGAATATAAAAGTCTGGGCGGTACTGACGACCTCCTTCAATAAAGAAGACCTTAGGTTCGTAGATATATTCTACGCCCTGCATCAGGAGAAGTCTTGCAATATTGGCTTCCCAAGTAGATCTTACGAAGTGACCAATATCATCACGATGCCCTGTTACTCCAATACCCATTGGGACAAGGTCAAATCTTCCTTCAGCCCACGCCTTACGCATCCAACGGCTTCGATTGTCAATATGTTCTTGACTTAGTTTCCAAGTCTTACCAACAAGATTCTTGTTTCCAAATCTCTGCTTATTTGGATATTTTAGAGGAGTTCCTCTTGTTGTTAGTTTTTGGTTCTCCATAGGGATGGTACTTTCTCTTTTTCCCCAACCCGTTTAACGATTTGATGTATTTTCCGATCTCACACAAGTTGAATTCGATGTCCTGAAGAGTGAGATAGGGAGTGGGCTTGAGGCCATATTTCTCAAACGCCTCTGTCTGCTCATCTCTTAGTTTAGTCATCGCCTCGGGGTACGTCAAGTGCTGGCGGTTCGGGAAGATTAGGTCGATGCCCTCTTTGCATCCCGGTCCAGCATTAGCAAAATCATCACGCCAAGAATCAGGAATAATCCCAAGATAGCAGAGGTCGATGAGAATCTCGTAGGCCGTAAATCCTCCAAACCCCTTAAACTTCTTGACATGCTTAAACGCAGCCTCCATCGACTCAGCCTTGACAATCCCATTGTAGAACTTGTCAAAATCCTCGTCGAGAAGATGTAGGTAGTCGAGGTAGTTCTCGGCCCGAGTTTGGTGGAAGTTACTTTGGAGAACAATATGGGCGGTGGTGTGCCACTGTCCTCTGCTCTCCTTGGTCTTAAGAATCCGCTTATGCCACTTCTCACGATTGAACCCCCTCGGAATCCAACCATAATCTTCAAAGAGCGTGTGGTAGTTAGGCCAACGATACTGGACAACTCGCCAGACCAACTCCTTCTTAGAAACCTTCTTACCATCAGCACCGGGGAGTTCACCGACGGCTGGCCTGATGTGCATCAAGAGCCACTGACTGCCGCGGTCATGGATCCGAAATACATTCGTGAAGTGATGGTCTCGAAGAATCTTGTCCTTCGTCCACGGATGCTTTTTACCAGCCTGACGTCGCTTGTAGATCTGGTAGCGCTCACTCATGTACTTGAAGAAGATCTTGTAATGTTTCTTGACCTTCTTCTTAGTTGGTGGCGCTACCTTAGTTTTGAAGTCGCTATACGCCGACCCCTGAGGCATAGCCAAGTCCATACTCCTCAATCAGGCGACGCGCCTGTGCTTCGGGTGAACTCTCGATGTACGACAACTCGATATCGGCTGGCAGAGTCGGCCAATATTTCTCGGAGTCGTGCTGATTACGCTTTTCATTAGGATCAATAGCATGTTTGCTTCGTAGTCGGATAATCGTAAATCCATGACGAAGCAGCATCGAATGTTCATTCGGATATCGGAGAACCACAGCAATGGGAGGAGTACTGGCGATGCCGAGTTCTCTCTCCATTTTCTGAATTCGTTTCTCGCCAAGAGAAGACCAGTAATCTTCATCCTGATCTCTACGAATGTCAGTCATCCATTGCTGCATCCCGATACGATGATTTTCCTTTTTCTCTCTATCATTCATCTCAGCATTTAGTTCAACGGATCTCTTGAGGAAATTATGAAAAAGGGTCTGGACAGTAACGTCCTGTTGTCCATTTTCATAATCATTCATAATCTCGTTGATGGCAAGAGCGCGAGCATACTCAACCTTGCCGTGGTCAGAAAACTCGAATTGAACACCACGAGTAACGTTCGCCCATGCCTTGGAGATTTCTGTCTTGCCAGCACCGAACGGCCCCATCAGAGCAATACGGTCATTCCGACGTTCAAACCGATCCCAGAGAAGAGTATCCCAATCTGCCATGAGCGCTCCCTTTGGAACCAGTTGGGTGATAGTTCTATTGCATCCCGAGCAAATACCTTCGGCCATCCGAAACTTATTGCTCAGAATAACAATGGATGCTTCCCCAACGATCTCCTTCTTTTCTTGACAGTTAAGACAATAGATAAGCACTATTTCTTGGTCTTCTTCTTTTTCTTAGCCTTAGGCTCGTCCTCGACGGCCTTGACCTTCTTCTTCTTAGGCTTGACGACTTCGACCTCTTCGTCCTTAGCCTTCTTCTTCTTGTCCTTCTTAACCTTCTTCAGAACAAGTTTGTCTTCAACCTTCTTCGACTTGTTCTTAACACCGGGGTTAGCGCGGCGCTCCTTCTCATGAGCGTCCTTGACTCCTGCGTCACGCTTGGCCGTGCGCTTGGCGATACGAGCGTCGTACTCTTCGTCAGACTCGACGTGGTCTGCCTTAGTGACCGCTGCGACCATGACCGACATAGGGCCATTGCAGTTTGAGCACTGACCAGTCCGCATCTTCTGTCCAGACTTAAACTGGATAACCTGAGTCACACCCTTGAACTTCTGATGGCTCTGGTCCTTGAAGCAGTAGGCCTCATAGACCGGCTGCTTCGATTCCTTCTTAGGCTTATCGGCACCCTTGACGGGCTTGCCAACAACCTTCAGATCCTTCTTGTTCTTCTTCTTACTTTCGACGGTCATTTCGAGCCTTTCGCTTGTTCTGTCGTTCGGTCTTGCGCTTATCGGTCAGTTGCTTGCGAGCATCCTTGAAGGCTTTATCACGAAACCCCTCAGGAGTGTTGTAGATAATCCTTGTGGCTTGCTTGATCTTCATTAACGCTTCTTCGACTTCTTCTTGCGAGGAGCCTCGTCCTCATCGTCATCGTCGTCATCATCACGAGACTTCTTCGACTTCTTCTTAGAAGTCACCTTCGACTTGGACTTCTTCGACTTCTTGCGAGGCTCGTCGTCTTCATCCTCGTCATCGTCATCGTCGAGATCGTCGTCGTCGTAGTCGTAGTCATCATCGTCATCATCTTCGACCTTGGCCTTGGACTTCTTGCCCTTCTTCAAAGGACCAGATGCCTTCTGCTCCTTCTCGAACATTTCCTCCAACTTGCCAATGGCGTCCATCTTTTCCCAACCATTGAGCATCTTCTTAGAAGGCTTCTCGTCAGTCTTCTCGATCTCATAGTCGGTGTCAAGACCATCACCCTCACGGATGATTAGATAAATCGCATCCTGAAGCGTACCACGACGACGGATTCGCTTGAGCAACTTCTCCGCGGTCGTCTTGTTGAACATGACGTAGCGGTAGCCAACATTCTTCTCAGTCTTGGCCTCGTACTTACCCTTCGCCGGTCGGTGGCGCTTGATAATGAACGCAGGAACAAGATACTTCAACTGCGGTCGGTCACCGTCATCACACAGAGGGCATCCGCTGCCGGGGCAGATTCGGTAGCCACCGCCCTGATCCTTCGGGGCGCGAACGTAGTGCTGATCAAACTCGCCCCAATTCGTCGTGTCTCCGACGAACGCCAACTCGACCTGATCACCATCACCCATCGTGACCAACTCAGGGTCACCACCGCCGCCACTTGCGCGGCTCTTAAGAGAAGCCTCGAGATCCTTCGCCGACATACCGCTACGGAAGCGGGACGGCGCAGCCTTCTTAGACTTCTTCTTATCCTTAACGGCCATTCATGTTCTCCTTGATACGTTTTTCACTTACCGAGTACGAGTTTAGTAGCGCCCAGACGATGAGATCATTACCGTCGTGCTGGAGCATCTCTCCCGGGTCCTTGTATTCGCTGTCTGCATAGTTGGCGATTTCGATGCCCTCGACCCCATGGATTACCTTGATGGCCGAATTCAATGCCAATGCCGTTTCCGACCTATTCCATGCAGACCAATCCAACCTACCGCGCTGTCCTGATTCATCATTGTCGAAGAAGCAGATTACTCTGTCAGCGTTCGCTGCCACGAGTTTGGCTTGCTCCTCTGACATGCTGTTCCCCAATACTGCGACCGGCGAGTATTCATCAAGAAGGTTCATTTGTCTCAAGGCTTGCCAGACTGCGATGCAATCGAGAGGCCCCTCGGTTAGAACGAGCGTCGGCGCATCGGCCCGGTCGAGGCCGAAGAGCAATGTTTTCTTGTTGAATAGTTTGGGGTAGACATACTTCATTTGATTTCGCAGCAACCGCTCGGGTGATCTAGGAGTTGTTCTCTTAATCACCGCAACGATTTGATGGTCGATGGTTACTGGAATAACGAAGGTGTTGTCATAGTCATCGAAGCGAAGCCCCCATGACCTGACTGTCTCGAAGTCAAACCCTCTACGCTGCCAATATCCATATTGTCGGGGAGGAGTTTTCTGAAGAATGGATACAGCAATCTTAGCATTGCGCTTGGCAAACTTTCGATCAATCAGCGAACTACTTTTCTCGTACAGGGTCGAGGTGATGTGTTCGATGAATGTATCTGGGTCTACCTCTTGTCCGTGGTCGAGAAGGAACAGTTCCGCCTCGTGTTTTGCTATACTCTCCATCGTGCGCGTAAGCCACACAATGTCGCCACGTCTGTCAGTGCCACATGCTTTGCATTGCCACATGCCAGTTTCAGTATTGATATAGAACTTACGACCGCCGCTGCGATGACGCTTCCACGGGCAGACCGCATTGAGTTCTATTCCTACCGGATGAATATCGTCAAAGCCCCACCGCTCTAACAGTTTGAGGACATCTACCTCAACACCATTAAAGATCATACACTAGGCGGCTTTCTTGAGTTTCTTCTTTCCCTTGAGTGCGTTCTTCTTGTCTTCCTTTTTCTTCTTCTTGGTTGCATCCTTATAGTTCTGGACTTCACCAAGAGCAGACTTGACTTCTTCAACGTAACCCTTGTCACCGTTGAATCGAAGTTGCACCATCGTATCCTTCGCTCCATAGCGAGCCTTGCGTAGCCAGATCTCCAGCACTCGGTCGGCATAAGGGTTGCCGGGGTCTGCTGCGGAGATGACCAGCGCGAACACTAGGTCAGCCGCGTAACCAATGCTATCGCTAAACGCAATGTGTTCCACCATCGGTGCTTCGTCTTCAAGGTCGGCGGCGGCTCGGTTGACCTGCGCTGCTACCAGCACCGGGCAATCGTACTCCATCGCCATTTCCTTGAGGATGTTGGCCTCTTCACCGATTTCCTGCCAGCCCTTCTTGCCTTCGCCACCGGCCATGATGCCGAGGTAGTCGTAGACAATCATGTCTGGTGCGATGCGCTGCGCGTAGGCGGCAAGCCCTCGGACGCTAATTCTGCGATCCTGAGGGATGAACAATCGACCCTTAATGACTTCGCGCATCTTCTTCAGGAACTTGCGAAGGTCGCCATAGTCGATGTCTTGACGACCAAGAATAAGTCCAAGGTTACTGAAAGCCTTGTCCTTACCCATGATGATGCTCGACATGATCGAATACAGACGCATCCGAACCATGTCTTCAGGCATCTCTCTAGAAACCCAAAGAACACGCTTACCGTCTAGTAATGCCTGAGCAGTAACTCTGAGCATCCAGTACGTCTTTGCGTTGCCCTGTCGAGCAATCGCAATATACAACTGACCCTTCTGAAGCCCGCCAGTATGTAGGTCGATGGTCGGAGAGCCAGTCGATACACCGGCAATCTTACCCTCTTCGCGACCTTCCTGACGCTTCTTGAATTCTTTGAGCCAATCTTTCTCTGAAGTAACAACCTCTTGAAGTGCATTAACACCCGAAGCCTCAAGAATGTTGTTTACACTATTCTTGAGTTGTGCTGCCACATCTACGGGTGTCATCTTCTTTAGGTCTTTAGCAGCCTTCTCGATGATAGACTGCATCTCGCCCATCTGATACGACTTCTTAAGTTGCGTAATCAGAACGGGGATATCGGTAATCTCTACCCTGTTGCGCCACCTGAAATCAGGAAAGGCTGTTGTGAATACCTCACGACTCGGTACTACTGGCTGGCTGAGTAGCCACTCGGCTTCCTCCGCGTATGTCTTGAAGATCTTCGGGCTTACGCCTTCTTTCTTCAAGTGGTTAGCGGTGCCAGCCTTAATCACCGCGGAAAGCAATAGAGCCTCGGCTCGGATTGGTTCCTCCAATTTCTAGGCAACCGACTTTTTGGGCCAACGAAATGCACTATACACGGCTAAGGCTTCCATTGCAATGGCTTTGTAATGGGGGATCCTTACGATCAAGGAACCCTTCATTTTGAGTCCAATTGTCTAGGTTGCTCACCTACCTGTCCCTAGCCTACAATGCAACCCTGCTAACGCGCGCGGGCGCGTCGGACCGATACCCCCTATAAATACTCATATACTCATATACTTCATTTAGTATATTAGAATATTAGAATTATAGAATATGGGAATCCAGAATGTCCTCGTGCGCTACGCGACCTCCTGCGGAGGGATGGAAACAATGCTGGTCAAGATTTCAAACGAATTGATTATCCGGTGCAGTCCGAAACACTTCAATGTCATCTATCCTCATCTCCAGAAGTTCTTGAAGTTTGAGAGTCCTGAATACAAGACTCGCAGACGTCAAAGACTCTACATTTCTAAGGAGTTGATGAGTAATAGATACTTCTACGCATATGGCGTGGAAGAAATCCCCGGAGGCGATTATGTCGTCAAGGCGCCTCGCGGGTATTGGCAGAAGTTGCGACCTTTCCTTAAGTCAAAGTACATCAAGTACAAGGTGCGAAAGGAAATGCTCGACAGGCCACTCAAGAAGAAACTGAAGTATGAGACTGATGTTGACTTGCGGCCTTACCAGATTGCAGCAGTAGAGGCAGCGGTATCTGCTGAGAATGGTGTAATCGTTGCACCCTGCGGCAGCGGCAAGACTCAGATACTTACTGAGATTGCTCGGCGTCTTAATGTCTGGACGCTGATCATCGTAAACACTGACGACCTGATGCAGCAGATGAAGGAACGTCTCGAGAAGTCGTTCAATACAAAGGTCGGTATCATCAAGCAAGACGAGATGATCCTAAGACCCCTGACTGTTGCATCAGTACAGACACTACATCGAAGAGGCATCCCCGACAAGGTAAAGAACAAGTTTGGCTGCGTGATGCTAGACGAATCGCATCACATGCCAGCAGAGTCCTTTACAGAGGTCATGATGCAGTTTCCTGCGCGGTATCGGTTCGGCACTACTGCCACCCCGAAGCGCGAAGACAAGTTGCATGGCCTGATGTACGCCGTGATTGGCTACAAGATCTTTGAGGTAGACTATCAAACACTCTATGACGGCAACTATCTCATGCCCGCTTATGTTCAACCCATCTACACTGACTTTGATAACCGAATGTCTAACAGACGTGCGTACGGAAAAATCCTTGACGCCGTTATTAGAGATGAGGACAGGAACAACCTCATCGTCCGAAATCTTTACAGGAATCGCAACAAGTACAATCTCGTGTTGTCTAGACGAATTGAACATCTCGAGACACTACATGCTCAACTCATTGAAGAGCATCCAGAACTTGAGAATCGTGCCAGTCTACTGATTGGTAACATGAAGCGCAAGGATCGAGACGAAGTCTTGCGTGACATGAGGTTCTGTCGCATCAACTACATCTTCGCAACCCAACTGGCGGACGAGGGACTTGATATGCCGGTTCTTGACAAACTGCACATGATCTTCCCCGGACGAGCAGAAGGTAAAGTTCAGCAGCAAGTCGGGCGCATCCAACGCACATACCCAGACAAGGATATGCCGGAAGTCTTCGACTATGTAGACATCGAGCAGCCCACCTTCTACCGCCAGTCTCTAGAGAGACAGAGGGTGTATAAGAGGACGGGTTGCATCGTACTTGATGGACAAGGCAAGAGACAAGAAACAGTGGCTCGCCCTAGGAGGTTCATTCCACGATGAGTGATAAGAATAAAAAGATAAGCAATAAGGAACTAGCAAGACTAGTTGATGAATTAGTCATTACTGATGCTGCCGTCAAGAAAGCATCTGAAAAACATGAAGCAAAACGCAAAGAACTTCTTAAGATCTTAAAGAAGGCCAAGAAGAAATACGTGCCTGACTCTAGGGAAGAGCGTCAGGCTGTTCTTTATGAGCCGACTTCGATTAAGTGGAAGATCGATCTACTTGAAGAACTAGCCAAGAATAAGAAGTTAATCAAGAAGGCTAAGGCAAAGGGGATTAGACTCAAGGACATTGTTAAGAAAGAGAAGATCGAAACAGAAAAGATAACTGTCGATGAAGATCTTCTTGAAATTCTAGTTGGAGAGAAGATTCTTTCTAATAAGAAATTCAAGACACTGTTTGAGACTGTTTATCTAACTCCCTACGTCAGACTAAACTCATACGTCCCGCCCGAAGATGACTAACTCCGCCGCTTGTCAAAGAGTCTGGGACGCCATATAATGGGTGTCTGGCGCTAATGCACGCGCCGCACCATGTTCGTCCCTTGTATAGGAAGTGCTAATGGAGGTTACAAAGGGTGAAGTAGTTGGTGTACCTCAGAAGGATGGCAATGTTCTGACGGGCATTGTTGCTGAACTCTACCAGAAGAAAGCGGGGTTAGCCGCTTCGGTTTTCATCTACTCCACCACAGGAGGAGTGATGACATCCAAATATCAGACGGTCAGAGTGAGCAGCCTCGTCAAACCCCTTGTATCCCCGTCAATCATCCCAGAAGTAATTAGTTCACAAACACTGACCAAGATGGTCAATATGGAGGATCCCCCGATATGGTTGGCAAGAAGGCTGCGAAGAAGTCTGCTCCGAAGTCCAAGGGTAACGACAAGGCCGTGAAGGCCGGTCTCAAGGCTCTCAAGGCTCTTGATCTTGATGACATCAACAAGATGAAGAAGCCCGCCCTCATCAAGATGATTGAGGCCGCGGGTGTTGAGGACGAGATCGACACCGACGAGAAGGTTGAGGAGATTCGTTCATCCCTCGCCACCTACCTTGACCTCGATGATGAGGAAGAGGATGACGACGATGCTGACGAGGATGACGACGACTCGGACGACGACGACGAGGACGAGGACGACGAAGACGACGATGATGATGAAGACGACGACGACGACTCCGATGATGACGACGAGGATGACGATGACGATGACGAAGACGATGATGACGATGAGGAAGACGACGACGAGGACGAAGATGACGATGATGACGACGATGATGACGACGACGACGATGAGGATGAGGACGACGAGGATGATGAGGACGATGATGAGGATGATGACGAAGAGGATGACGACGACGAAGACGACGATGACGATGACGATGATGAGGATGATGATGACGATGATGACGAAGATGAAGATGACGACGAGGACGAGGACGATGAGGATGACGAGCCTGTAGCCAAGAAGGGCAAGAAGGGTAAGGTTGCTGCCTCGTCCAAGAAGGACAAGGAGAAGCCCGCTGCCAAGACTCGTGCCCCGCGTGCTGCGAAGGCTCCGGTCGGAAACCCCGCTCGTGAGGGGACGACCAAGTGGTGCATCATCGAGGCTCTGCGTGAGGGCGGCTCGGTCAAGGACATTCAGAAGAGCGTTGTGAAACTCTTCAACAAGAATGTCAAGAAGTCCAAGGAGGACAAGGCCAAGACCGTTGACCTCATCAAGAAGCAGTACACCACGCTCAAGGCACTGACCAAGGAGGTCGCTGATCTTGAGGCTCGTGGGTACAAGGTCACGACGAAGGGCAAGGGTGACGACACCTACTTCATCGTGAAGGATGGCGCTAAGGCCAAGAAGTAGTTGTCAATGGTCGATGCTCGTACCAGAAGCCACAATTCGGTATCCTGAAAAGGATTCGCGCGCCGACGTGAAAGGCCACGGAGCGCATTGACAAAAGAAAGCCCCCTCTCCTTTACGGGAGAGGGGGTATTTCTTTGCCCTAACTAGAGGGCTACTCGATCACTTCGAGGAAGGCGACCTGTTGGTTCTTGATATGAGTGACGCCGTCATCACCCACTCGCTCAACAACCTGAACATTCCCTACACCCACCACGCGAAACTTCTTGTGAGTCTCGCCCTCGACCGGGCCAGTGTCAGTCTTATTCTGCTTGACGATTACGTCGTTGATTCCCAGAGTCATTAGATCCTCCTCAGCGCGCTCGTTATGTAATGTCTATGGCTGATTAGACTTGACACCAATGGTGACATACTTGCGAAGCGTCTCAGAGAGACCAGACACTTTCGCGCCACCGTCAGCGATAATCGCTGCCCCGGCCAGTACGAGAACGTTTAGAGCGTCTACCAGACCGCTTGTGATGTCGTCTGGGTAGTTACCATTAAGGCTCTGCCCGTACACAACAGTGGAAGCCACAAGAACGAGCGCCCACATCCGCTCACGCCCGTCCAGATTGATGAGTCCTGCGGGGATGCGCGCCCTAATCAGGAACACCATCGCCCAGACTGACGCAATCATCAGCGGATCTACTTCAAGATAAAACATTCTAGACCTCACGTCCATAATCAACAAGTGTCACATCGCCTTGCATCAGATAGTCCGATTCGTCTTCGGTCAGAACCAAAAGATGATGTCGGTAGTTACTACCTGACTGCTGACCGGCAGTATCTGCTCTTTCCACATGGACAATAGCCACATCAAGAACTGCGTCTGCCGCACTACTTCCTCTTGTGATTCCGCTATCGGAAGTTAGTTTAGAAAATACAAGAGTGTCTTCGTCTTTGATGAGTTTGTATCTTAGTTCAATTCCAGTTAGATCTAGTCTTTCTCCATCCTCGTCTACACAAACAACCTTGATTGTTCTGTCTGTATCAACGGCCCAATGTTCTGCTTTAGTGACATGTTGATCTAGTGCGCCACTCGCCATTAGTCTCTACCTCGCAGATTGATACTTCTTGAATACCTTCCTTCAAGAGGAATATTGGGAGAAGAATTTCCGCCTAACTGAATGGATCGAGAACGCCTTCCCGACAGAGCAAGAGTGGACAGCGACTTAATCAAACGCCCGCTAACGACCATTCCAGAAAGAAGTACGTCTCCAAAAATTGATGCATCCGGAACAGACAATACACCAGAGACACTAAGAGGAGAGAATAGAATATCTCCACTCAGGTTTACTGGAATAGCATAGTCTAGTTCTAGTGCAATCCCACCCCAAGCGTCATCGTATCCATTAAGCAAGCCAGACTGAGCAGACCATCCGGGCGAAGTATCTTGTGACCCATACCATTCCATACCCATCGAGCCATAACCACTAGTTTGACCAACGACGTTAACTAATGTGTATCCGGCTTTTTGAGTAAATGAACTCGACCCATATCCCGACACGACAGCAACTACTCCATTGTTTGCTTTATCAAAAGCATTTAGAGCGACCGTCGCGGGAGGGAATTGATGAGTTATATTAGGATATGTTACTGATCCAACTTGTGAAGCAGATTGAATTACTTCGCTGGCTCCAGGGCACTCAATGATTTGCCAAAGACAAGTGGGACTATTAGCACCAGGAACCTGAATACTTATGGCTCCACTGGTTGGAGTTCCAACTCCCTTATAGATGAAAAGATGTTCATAATCAAAGAAGAATTGAAGTTGTCTAACCAGTGTCCAAGTCAACCCACATCCTGACAAGACAGGAACGGTCAATGAGTGATTAGTCCGAATACCGGCAATGATAATCCCATCACCAGCCGGACTAATCACTGCCGTATTGTAGGTTTCCTGATATGTAATGTTCTGACCACTAGTCAATAGGACAGGAGGACTATTAGGCATAGATTACTCTCTCAGGGCATAGACTCCGATGAACATCATCTTAGTGTCATCGACTCGGACGATATCTCCATCGTGAAGAAGAACTAGTCCTTCTCCATCTCGATTCAATGCTGTCTTTAGAATTGTTGCAACCAATTCATGAAATTCTAGATTGGTACGACCCTCGGAGACTGGCTTGACAACTGCAGAAGATACCTCGGCCATTATTCGCCCGTTCCAAATGAAAGACTGAGACTGGACGCCGCGATATCAGCACCCTCGACGAAGTCCACGGTGTTGACAGTCAAGTCACAACCAGACACACCAACTGTGACATCAAGAACGGCATCACCACTACCGTTCTTGATTCTGCACCAAGCCGCAGTCCCTGTTGCATCAGCAGATACATCATCCGAGATGCTATTGGCGGTCGCTGTTGCTCTATCTCCATTATCGACCGCAGAGCCGAAAGCATCCGCACTTAGCCCAAGAGTAGCCAGCAGAACATTTCCTCCGCCAATAGAGGTTTCTGGATTTGCTGGCTGAGCGCCGGAGTATACCTCAAGTGTTCCGGCCCCTCCTACATTGATGAGGGCCGTCATCGCGTCTAGAGCGGCGATAGCCGCAGCCATTGACATAACAGGATTAAGTGCCATTAAGCCTTCCTTGAATTAGGCAAAAATCAAAGTCTGCTGATAGGTGGGCTGAATAATAGGAATGTAGTTGACGTATCCATCTCCCGAGCGGTACGCCCCTGTGATGATAGTCCCCTCTCCCTCAGAGACAGAAGCACCACCACCACCACCACCACCGCCACCGTTACCGGATTGGAAGATAAATCCTTCCTGACCTTCTCCACCAAAGGCTCCGCCTCCTCCGGCACCCGGAGATCCAGCAGCACCTCCCGGAGATCCACCACCACCTCCACCACCAGCGCCACCATTTTCTGATGCTACGCCAGCATATCCGTCACCGATGGAGTTTTCTGTTCCCGGACCACTACTGTTTCCACCAGCACCACTGGCATTGGGAGGACCAGAAGCGGTTGCTCCGGATCCTGCCGCTCCGCCAGCACCACCGGGAACACCGCCCTCAGGTTGAGTGGTTCCAGCACTACCGGATGAACCGTTCGAGCCATTAGGACTTCCAGCATCTCCACCATTACCACCAGCACCAGAGGCGGTAGATCCACCAATGATATTAGTGTTTGTGCCTCCGGCCGCACCCTTACCACCACCACCACCAGCAACAGCAATTCTATCAGAAAGAGTAGTTCCACCACGACGAATATCTGTGGCTCCACCACCATTTCCTGATCCAGTAGAACCAGTTCCACCACCATTGTAACCAGCGGTGCTTCCTACATAGTCATACAGTGTTTCTCCTGGAGTGACGTCGAGGAGTGTCTGTACTCGCGCGCCCTTGCCTCCAGTGGATCCTGCCATTGCTCCAGCCATCTCTACAATCAATTGAGAGCATGCGGCCGGAACAACATATTCCTGTTGTGCTCCCGTGTAGACGTGATGCGCTTCTCCAACAACATACGGTCTAAGTACAAATGAGATTGCCCTACCCGAGAGGTTAGTGGAACTAAGCGTAGTTGCTTTCGTTCCATTGGCTCCCACAATAGCAGACTGCTCACTCACAGAAAGAGAAAGAACGGTACTGGCGTAGTGATCTACTCGTTCGGTCATTCCAGAAGGAGTAGAATGAGTTGTGATCGATCCATTTGCGTGGCTGGCGAACACGCACATCAGCAGACAGCCCTTTAGAACAGGTGAAACAGAAGGGGCTGTAAGTGTCGCTACTGCGGCATCGAGAGTAGACAGAGATGGGACGGCATACTCGTCAATATACATGTTTCGGTAACAAAGAATTGTCCCGACGCCATGATTTCCGCCACCACTGTCCGTAAAGTTGTGAGACGCCGCCTCACTACCTCCGGCATACCGAAAGTAGATTCCAGTATTCTCACCAGAACGGTGCGTGGTCTTTACCAATTCTGTCCATACGGCAGAACTAGGGGTGGTAATCAAATCGTTCATCGTGACGATAGCGATAAGAAGATCACCCGAAGCCGTACCGACAGGTTTATTGATTGTTAGTGTGTTTCCAGACGTAAATGCAGCATGTTCTTCTGAAATAAATCCGGCCATGGATTAAGTCCTTGTGACCTTCAACTGAGCAGTAACTCTGGTGATTGACGTCGCTGCTCCGACCACAACAAAGGCAAGAACATCTCCTGCCGCGATTGCCGTAGTCCATGAAGTCAGCGTGGTGTCAGTCGCCTTATCCGCTGCGGAAATAGCCAATCCATTATTGCTGATGTCATCTGCGGTCAGCGGAGGATAGTTGGCGTAGGTGTCCTTCCATACTTCGACTGTAATCGAACCAGACTGATCAGCAAGAAGTGTGAATTCATTGATGGTACAAGCAAACGGAACACGAACGTAGACCTTAGTCCCATCCGCAATCGCCGCACCAGCACCATCCAAGATAGCACCAATAGAACTGACTGCCATTGTGTCAAGTCTCGCCTTGACGGTCGCCTGAGCGCCAGCAGGGTCGAGACCTAGTTCTGCCTGAATTGCTTCAATGGCATTATTGGCATCAGTGTGTTGTCCTGAGTGTGATGGACTAGTAAGGTCGTCACCACCAGCAGGATTAGTTAGTGCGTCATATCCTCCCGGATAACTTGAGGGCATATCTTATCCCGTCGTGTACAGAACTAGAGGACCGTTGTATCCTACCGTAGCATCATCGTATGTGATTCCTGCTTCATCATATGTGATCGGGTTGATCTCAACCACTGAGAATCCAAGATGGGCTGGCTTTGCCGCCTCGACCGCAATCACCAATCCCGGAAGATCAGAGACCGTACCGGCAGGGACATTGATCACGAATGTGTACGCCGCATAGTCTTCCTCGATGAGGACATATGCGTCCGTCACTTTTACGTACGGAACAAGAGGAATCAGTCGATCAATTACAAACGTTGATGTAGCAGCATCAATGCTTACAATATTGACTGTCTGTGTTCCGACATAAATGGCTTGTGATGGAACAAAGCCTGTGATGTCCTTGACGACAACTCGATTGGTCGAGACCGAGGCATTGAGGACGTAGGTTTTGTTTCCACTCATATACTGCCGAACGATGTTGGCAATATCGTTTCCACGAAACTTCTGGGTACGGATGCTCTTGTCGGCAATCCGTCCTTTCGTAAGTTCAATGGCTTCGGCCTGACTGGTAACAATCTCGTATAGGTCTTTCCATTCCGCAATAGAAAGTTCTGTAATCCTTTGGACAAACATATTGTCTTTCAGGACCTCGGCCAAGTCACCAATACGAGAGGACTGTTCCTCAGCAATGATCTTAGTGAAAGACCTAATGACAGCACTTCGCTGTGCAAATTCAGGGAAGTACGTCAATACCTTCTGTTCTCGCTCGCTAATGATGTCTACCATTATGACACCGTTGCGGCGATTGTGCCGGGCATTGCCTTCTCATCGTCGTCAATGGTGATCGTGGCGGTTCCTGCATCGACAAGCAGAGAAGAATAATTCAAAACACCGGGAGTGTTGTAGATGGCATTGGCAACACCAGCATAAATCACGTCATCCCCAATTGGAAGACCACTGATGTATGCAGAAATAGCCGCCTCGACATCTGTCTCAACATCTCCTGTGTCGAATCCATCTCTTGCTAGAACGTTGACAGTAACGCCAACGGTGACGAGACTAGGAGCAGCAACCGTAACATCAGCACCAATCGGAGCCTTGCCCTCACCACTTCCTGGAGTGCCCGGAGCGATGTACGCCTGTACCTCGGCGATGAGGGGCGCACCCGGGACCGCAAGTTCATCTGTGAGGATATAGACATCCACGGTGCCAGCGCCACTACCAAGCGGGACGCAACTGGCTGAGCCGATCCCGGGGACCTCTAGCGCCCAATTGATGTAGTCCTGCTTGTTTCCACCACCGGCAGGATTCTGCACAAAGTTGAGGAGACGAATTCGGAAGTCATCGTCCGTCTCTCTGGCAGTACCGCCGGTCGTGGCCGCAGCATTGTTCACCGCGGTGACACCGGAAATGCTTGAAATCAGTCGAGTGATCTGACCGATACCAGCATTACCATTTGTTCCTGCAACCGTTGCCTGAATCGCAACAGTGACCGTACCACCAGAGATGGTTCCGGCCTCAGTCGATTCAAATACAGCGGGAGTAGCAGACTGTCCATATGCGACCACAGTAGAAAACTGAGTCCCAATAGGAATCACAGTACCGTTGGTGCCAGTGACGGCAATTTCACCGATAGCCGTAGTAGCAGGAAGTCTAACCAGACCAAGTCCCTCGGCGATTAGGTCCAGGAACCCTAGCCTAGCATACTGAGGGAATGTATTCTGGACAATGTCGTCCATCAGAATATAGTTGCGCTGCATCTCAAGTGCCATTGCCGCAACAATCTGATATGACCAACTGCCCTGAGATGTGTCGAATCCTCCAACAGAAAGCCCGCTTAGGACTCTGTCAATGATTGACTGCATCGTCTGATCAGAGAAGGGCATCGCGGGCAGAGGGTAATGAACCCTAAACCCATCTTCAATCATTGCTAAATCGTCGCCGTCCGAAACGATGACGTCATATGTTCCAGGAAGCAAATCAGCAGGAACGTCACACGTGATGGTATTGGAATTGACCACCACGATGTTTTCCGCTAGGTTGTCTCCGAAGTACACATCCTGTGTAGAGAACGCGACTCCAAGGATGGTTACAGAAACAGGGGCATCGTTCGGCCCCAACTCGGGACTAATGGAATAGACGTCATGGGTCATTACGCCACTCCGCCATTCACAATAATCCCGAGGTTAATTTCTTGTCTACTCACTGCATCTCTCACCACAATATCTGCTTCGATGTATGCTTGTGAGGTTACATCCACATCCTGAACATCGACGCCCTCGATGCGGGGATCTAGCATGAGTGCCTCCCTAATCATCGAAGGTGCTCTGGCATGAGCGAAACTTGGTGTCTGACCGATGAGTTTATTGAGGTCGTTGCCAAAGTTGAAATTGAAGATAGGGTATGCACCACGCTCGACCGACAGAGCAATCTTGACGTGCTGGATCAATACCTTCTGGTCGTTGGCTTCCTCGATAGCCCCCTCTGGGGACATGATGAACTCGCCGGTCTCAAAATCAAACAGAGGCGCGCGTCCGTACTTCAAGGTATTGGAGCGATTATCTCTGATGATTTTTGGAACAGAGATTTCCGGATATAGTGCCATTTATTGATCACTTACTAGCGCGACACACTTTGAAAGTGATGCTGATCCATTTTGTGCATCAGCATAAGCAATCGCCACCGTGAGGGTGTTGAAATCATCATCGCCGATTTGACTTCGACTTAGAATGATCTCAAACTCCCCCACCGTGTTGACCGACTTAAGTACTCCATTTGTTGAATCAGTAACCGTAACAGTCAGGGCGGCACCACCCGTCTTTGAGGTAAATCCTACAATTCGGATTTCCGTATTGGAGTGATACCACCCTCCACTGATCTGAACAACAGAAGACACACTTGCTGAGGAAGGACCACCCGCATCGATAGGAGTAGTGATTGGAGAATTTCCAACCACGTAAATGGGATTATATCGTTTTTCAACGATAGCAACATTTCCCATAAACCGTCCGAGTACGAGAATCTTTGACCTCACACTATCGCCTAGAGGAATGGCAACAATTCTGTCGCCAATCGAGTAGGTGATATTTGGCATCGTGTAGTAGTCTGCTTCATCGGCAAAGATGGGATATCCATCCTTGTCCAAAGTGATTTCACCGTCAGCGGTTACTGTTCCATAGAGAACGGACGAAGAGCGACGGCGAACCTCTTCGAGAAAACCACGCATGGCTGACCGAAGAGCCGCCTCTCCATCACCAGAGGACCCGGGAGAGTCTTGGTAATTTGTCATTACTCATCTCCCAAGAACTCATCCATGAAACTTTCTTCCTGAACACGAATCGTGTCAGGCACGACTTTCTCAAAGTCGATCTCTACGGACATAGACGCCATGCCGTTGACGACTTGGTGAGCAACACTCCTTACGAAATACTGGCCCACCACGCGCGTCTGAGGCTCGTATACGAAGATCCTGTCGCCCCACTTTAGGCCACTAAGCGAGTATGACTGGAGAGAGCCGTTCTGCTTAATCCTATTGTGTTTCCGGAGCAGGTATTCTGCCTGCTTCTGAGCATCAGGAGTCCTAAGCGTCTTTGTCTCGCTCTCAATGAGGTAGTGCTTGCCGAAGAGAACAGCAGAGTCATCGTCAATGGCCGAAGCCGCGACTACGATTTCTGTACCATTCGGTTCATCGGCATCGCCAATAACATCATTCAGCGTGCTTGCGCCGGACGAGATGACGTAAACCGCATTGTAGAAGTCTTCAATAGACTTAGAAACTTTGAGGCTAAACAGGTTTTGTCCAACCTCAAATGACCACGCATTAGTGATTCGACTGAGATCCACAATATCAAACTGTCCCTTGCTGTGGCGCAAGACATAATGCTTGCCCTCAACAAAGTTGGTCTCAGTCAAATCACTTACGATATCCTCCCACACGCTGACCTGTCCACCACGAGTAGGTTCTATGACATGAGTGGTGGCGATCATATCTCTTGCAAGTTTAATCAGGCCGCGACCCTCAAGAAACCTGAGTCTCTCGGTCAACGTACCCTTTGGCATCCTATAAGGAATCTTGTCTTTTACCAGAATCCATGCCGGATCCTTGGCGGAAACTACAAGGTTTCCCTCAAGACCTGCCGTTGCCTCGACAGTAGTAATCTGCGCTCGATCAATTTCGTCGTAGATTCCATTAGACTTGTTTGTGTTCCTAAAGTTGAACACGGCTTTACCATAGATGAATCCCTTAACAAGGATCCAGTTAGGAGGAGTCAACAGTTCAATAGCCTCTGAGTCCTTGCGGAATTCAATTGAGAATTCACAATAGGCTGTCTCAAAGGAAGACCGGTACTCAATCGAAATAACAGATTCGGTTGCATCATACATCTTGCCCGTCTGAGGGTTGATGATGAATACGTCCCAATTCTTCCAAGTTTCACTGCCATCAACCCAACGATGATGGCGCTCAAGAGTAGGAGCGAAATCTGATTCAGCCATTATCGCCTGACATTCTGAGGAATTCTCAGAGTAGTTCCCTCGGGCAGAGTGCTGGTAGCACTCCAGTCATCAACCACATTAGATGGATCTTCGTTAAGACCTCGCCACGCCTCGTTGATGGCCCCAAAGATTGCTTCCTTGTTGGCATCATAGATTGTCTTCCACCCAAGGATATCCCCATATACAATGATCGAGATATCCTGGAGTGTCTGCTTGGGCTTAGTCACGTAAGAGGTAGGAACCGACTGGAAGGGAGTGCCGCGTAGGTCGGGCGTCACAAAGTCCACGCCGTTGTACTCACGGATATGTCCCTGTCGAAATTCCTTTGTCTCAATCTGATACCACACATCCCCAGAAGGTCCAGGGATGTATGAGAATCCAAACTTGGTGATAACAACCTTGCGGCTTATATCAGTGTTGTCGATTGAGATATGGACAAGTTCCTTGTCCTCTTGCGCGCGCTTAATCCATCTCTTCCACTCTTCGGGGGAATAGTGGTGACTGAGATTAACTTTCTCGATACTCATGTCATACAGTTTAGGGAAGTGAGACTCCCATTGGATATTCTCGAGAGAACGTCCTCCGGGAGTCATTACCTCGCCCAAAGAAATGACATCGACTACGTGAATCTTCTGTTCCATGGTTCCAACGATATTTTCCGGCGGTACCGGAATTTCTCGAGGACCTTCAAGGAACGGAAACTCAATGAAGATTCGGTGCGGGTAATCCTCTGCCATTATTGTCCATCCGATCCGACGGGACCAACAGGCCCGACTCCACCGGCATGACCCGGTTTGGTTGAATCCTGAATAGCCGTCGCCGTAGCATTGAGGAACGAATCCCTCAAGCCCTTACCATTGTCCTGAACAACGATAGTCTGAGCAGTGATGTTAATGCCACCGCCGCCGCGAGTCAGTCCTCCGGAATCAACAATGTTGAATTCCTTAGAACGAGCCTCGATGCCAAGGATCTGGTTAGTGTAAGTAGCCAGACGAGTAGCAAAGCCCTTCGCTCCGGCGTAATCCGGATGGTTAACACCGGGAAGTCCGGGATGTCCAGACTCCATAGCCAACTTCACAAGGTCGCTGCCGCCACCGGCTGCGAAGAGACGGGCAATCTCCTTCGATCCGATCCTAGCATTGAGAGCCGGATCATTACGAAGTTGATCGTATCCGTAACCCTTACCCTGACCCTGCTGATTCAACTGATACAGACCAGCCGACCAGCCGTGACCATTATCGTTCAGTACGCCAGCCTTTGCGTTGAATCCACTTTCACCAGCAATGACAGCCATGTTGAAAGCAAGATACTTACGCATATCGGCGTCAGTCTTAATTCCAGCATCAAGACCATTCTTGATAATTTCCTGGAATGCTCCAGCGCCGATACCAGCAGAAGTACCAAAAGAAAGAGGATTTCCATTGGCATCCTTGGCGTCCTTGAGGCCCATGTCTGTCGCCGCAGTGAATCTCTCAAAGAGCGATCCTGACGACATATCGAATTGAGCCTGAGCAGTACCCATCGCCTGATCACGAGCATAGCCCGAGCCAGCAGCCCATCCAGAGTTAGGTCCGAAGTCGCCCTTAAGGAAACTCTTTCCTGCATTCCAGATAGTCTTTGGATTCCAAAGCGAACGAGACTGAATGCTCTGCTGGCCGCTGTATGCCTGACGGATGCTGTCAAAGATTGGACCAGTGGAGCCAATCTTTCTAGCAGCCGCAATCGCACCCGCACCAGCAGTCTGTCCTCGCTGGAGGTTGGCATCGGTAAGCGCACCGCCGTTTGCGATCTGGTTCCAGAGTTGCATGACGCCACCCGTACCATCAGCATCCCTAGTCCCGGAGTTCACCATGTAGGCGGCTCCAGCACCAGCCCCAAGCGCTCCAAGAGGAATTCCCATGAACCTAGCACCCATCGCAGCACTAGCGCCGCGCCCTAGCATTCCTCTTACTCCACCATTCTGTAGAGAAGAAGGAATAGAGTTAAGGCCACGGGCAGCGGCACCAATCGTAAAGATGTCTGCCGCGGACTGTGCGGTACTAGATCCCTGCCGAACAGTGGTCGGCTGGCCGGTGAGCGGGTCTCTCACCTTCTTGTTTCCAGTTCCACCCTTGAGGATGGCAGCAATCATAGCCACGTTGGTCAAAGCACCGAAGATGTCAAATCCGCCTTCGGCAGTACCAGTGGTATTTCCAAGAAGTTGCTGACCAGCAATACCGACTCCGAGACTTCCACCCCAACCAAGACCCAAGTATTTCTTAGCAATAAGCGTAGGAACAAGCGGACTAGTCAAGGGGTTCCACGTACTCGGCTTGGCCGCGTATCCCATCATTCCCGACATGATCCCCTTAGCAATGCTTTCACCAATACTGCCAATCTTATCCATGTTGGAAGCGATTGCCTTATCGATGAATCCAATGATAGAGGTCGTGAAAGTAAGTGCGAAATCCTGAACCTTTTCTCGTCCACCAGCCCGCCACCATCGGTCGAGCGAAGTGTTCAGAGAATTAAGAACCCTAGCCAGTTTGTCTCCATTAGAAAGTTCTTCGAATCCAGGAGCATTGATAACAGAGGTAAGACTGTCTGCCATGGATCGAAGGAACTTGCCTGCCTCTTTCAGGACAGGCATGGAAAGCATAATGGCGAGAGAACTGATGTTTGTTTTGATTTCCTTCAGAGACTGAGAGAAACTATTCGCACCCTCGGCAAGAGCCTTATCAAGATTAGCAACAGACTTGTTGTAACCTTCCTGAACTCGCTTAAGAGCAGAAGAATCATCAGTCGAAACGCTGAGGAAAGCACGAAGCGCACGAGTGTCGGGGAACAGGGCAGCAGCAATCTTGGTTGGGATCGACTGGCGCGCTGCCTCCAACTCTGCGGGCGTTGCGGTAGCCAACTTCTTCCGACCGGCCATGATGTCCGCAATCAGAGGCGAGTTGACACCAAGCGACTTGTTTAGAGTCTGAACCATCTCGACAGGAGTAGACATGGACAAGGCCTGAAGATCAAACCTTGCTCCAGTCAACTTCTGAAGTTCACCACGAAGTTCTCGTGCCTGCTTGCTTTCCTTAATGAATGAGTTCAAGAATCTGTTCTCTGCCGTAGCAGCCTCAGATGCAGGAAGCACATTCGTCAGGGCGGCGAACAGGACAAGGGTGTCATCCAAGAATTTCATGCGCTGTTCAATGTTCTGAAGAGGCGCAACATTGGCAACCGTTCCCATGAACGTACCAATCTCTTGGTTGATCTGAGCAAAGGTAAGACGACCTACCTGAGCGGTGGCGAACAACTTACCAAGAACCATGTCAGACTTCTCAACAGGAATCTGCATCGAAGACATCGTGGTGATCAGTGCATTAGACACTTCATCAACAGTCGTCTTGTCAAGCAGAGTACCCTTCGCAGCAGTCTTGAGGATAGCCAGCGAAGATTCCAGTTCAGAAAGTTGACCACGGTTAAGGGAGTCGAGGGACGATGCAATGTTCCTAATAGCATCGGTCGTAACATTCAATTCAAGACCGTACCGAGTGGCGACACTCGTGACGCCCTTTCTCATGATCGTGAAACCACGGTCATTTTCTAGGAGAAGGACGTTGACTTTACGCAGACCTGCTTCGAGTTCTGCAGCCTGAGTAATACCATTTCTCAAGAATCCGAACGGCGACATGATGGCACGGATGATCTGAAGGTTCACGGCGAATAGTGCCATGACCCGCAACATGCCTAGGAATGAGATTCTCATCTTATCCGCGGATGCTACTTGTCTCGTCTGTGCCTGAGCCGACGCATTGACTTGCTTGGCATACTTACTGAAGTGACCCGTGGCTGTAGCGATAGCAGGATTGATGGTACTACCCACCGTCCTACTGGCCGCAGCCGAAGCCTTCTGAAAAGTCTGAGTTGCCTGAGTTGCTCGGTTTAGGTCATTGATGCCACGAACGACAAACTCGATGAGAGTTCTCATTCGAGGCATAGGTTATGCTCCCATCAATTACCTACTCCGCTAGTTGCTTTCCGTTGACAGCAATGCCACCGCGCTTTGTCATCTCTTTGGATTCAAGTTCTCTACGTAGCATCTGCGCGTCAGCGGTGGCAAACATGAACATGCGGTATGCCCTCGGTAGTTTCATAACGACGTGAGGTAGGTGACCCATCTGTGCGAGTATGTCCAGCCGAATGGCGAGCATATCCATCACATCTGGGTCTGCCTCCTCATCAGCCGTTACTCGTCCGAGGATCGACCTTTTAGGGCATCAATGATGTCCTCTTCTTCTCCGAACCCGGAGAGTTCAAGGATCTTGACAGCAAGACCTTCAATCTCACCAGAAAGGAAAAGCATCTTGAGGACCTGAGTCGGTTCAATGTCATTGGGGCGATTCTTAGCCGCCGCAATTTCTCGACGAACATTGGCGTCCATGATGTTTGGCTCGACCAGACCATTGAGAACCATCAGGTACTTGAACTTGTTGTTGTTTAGAACAACATCCACGCTCTTGCCGTTGCGCTTGCGCTCCTCGGCATCCTTCTGAATCTTCTCATGCAGGTCAGGGTCGATTCCCCGAATCGGGAACTCCTGATCATATCGAGGGCAGAACCAAGTGGAGGTAACAGGAGCGCTGAAGGTAGGGTGAGAGATAATCGACTTAAGAAGACTCACCCCCTTCGCCGTGTTGACTTCAAGACGGTCTTCGTCCTGCTCTCCACCATCATTGGCACCATTAGTGTCAGACATTTAAGTAAGCCTCTTCACAAAGTTAAGACAGAATTATTTACGGGGTCGGGAAAGCGTCCTGAGTCGCGTCGCCGGTAATCGCTCGGATCCATTCGATGTCCTCGAACGTGAACGGGAACGTGCGCTCCTCGATCTGATCCACCGCGAAACCAAGCATGGTCTCCCAGAACTTGACTCGGATGAGACGAACCTCTTCAACACCAAGTGCCTCAGGGTCGGCAAGGGTGTACTTGAGGGAGAACTGCTTCTGCAGTTTCGTCGGATCCGAGAACATCTCGGTGATGAACTGCTCCATGCGGGAGTTCACCTTGATGATACGGAAGTTGCCCTCCGCACTCGTTCCCATCGCCTTGTACGCAGTATTGCGGCTTCCAGCAATCTTGATGTCACGGCGGTCAATACGAACCGTGGCCTCAATAGCCTGAACCTCTGCATAGACAACGCCGTCGCTATCCTGCAGAACACCGAACGTACCGTTGATAGAACGAGAACCAGCCAGACGGCCAACATTAGGCATCTAGTTCTCCTTACAGCGAAATGGTCAGGAAAATGAATTCGATAGCGTCAATCGGAGCAATGGAAATCAGAATGAACAGATTACCATCGGTGTTATCCGCAGACTCATCGATTTCAACCGTGTAGGTCGGGGCGATATTGCGGGCTTCCGCCTGAGTACGGAGGAAATCCTTAATCGCATCAAGAACGGTGCCCTGACCCTGAGCATCATTCAACTGAACGCCAATGAAGTTTTCCTGAGCAGCGGTCGTCAGACCCTCATCAATAGCATCCGCAATGCGGAGAGTACGAATGAGTTTAAACGATGCGATATCTCCATCGCCGGGGTTGTAGAGAGTAGTAAGACCACGCTCTACCTTCACACCCGGAGTACTACCGAACGGAGTCGGAGTAAGAGTGAGAACACCTGCGGCGAGCATCGACTTGACCTGAGCGACGGTTGCATTGGTCTCAACCGAAGTCACATCAGGCAGACGCTTACCGGTCAGTGAACGGTCAACATCGAGTCCAGCAATGAGACCTGCTACCAGAGAAGCGATTGACGCTCCATTGTACGTGGTCGAGACACCAGCGACGTTGGGAGTGACAGCACCCGGACCAACGTAGACGATAGCCTCTGTGTTGAATGCCTGAGCATCAGTGATGATAGTCGAGATGGCGTCGCCGGTATCACTACCAAGAACACCCATCACTCGATAGCCAGTCTCACGCTGATCAGCAAGCCACGCCGCAATGGTGGTGTGAATGGCACCAGTCACTGTGTCCGACGTGAGAATGTGAACCTTGTCCGAGGCGAAGAGCGCCAGACAAGTCGTGAACTGAGTTGAAGTAACTGCATCACCGTTCGCTCCGCCAACGAGAGCAGTAGCCGTACCGACGGCAACCAGATCATCGTCACCAGTAGCGACCTTCGCCACCACGACCCACTCGCTGTCAAGAGCGGCAAACAGAGAAACCACATCATCAATGAATCCAGCGGATCCATCGTCGATAGTGGAAGTAACACTGTGGACGAGCAGTTCATCGACATAGATACGGATACGACCCTTTGCAGAGTCGATAGGATCCGGACCAACATCGTAGGTGATGCTGTTTCCACGAGTTCCGTAATACTTAGCAGTGATGCTGATTACGTCAACTGCGGAGTTGTCCTTGATGTTCTTGGTTGCCTTGACCGCGTTCGTGGTGTTCATGACACGACACGCCTTGACAGTCAGCGCACCACCCAAGAAGGCGAATCGACCAAGATTGTAGAGCCGAGCAGTTGCATCCTCAAGGTCGGTGTACGCATCCTCAAGGTCGCCGAGTGCAGCGCACTCAACAATCTCGTTGTGCGGACCCCAATCAGCCTCGGAGATGATTCCAACCACTCCTCGGGAACCGGGAGAGACAGCAGCCTCAGCCTGTTCCAGGAAGTTGATGTAAATTCCAGGACGCGTACCGGCAGCGTTAACGTCGGCAGCAGCCCACGGTCCAGCCATTGAATTTCTCCTCTGTTAGTCGAACAGTGAAAACTTGCGAATCATAGACATTTGAGTCTCCTACTAGATAGACAACTAGAAAGCCGGAGCCTTCTCAAAGTTGCGAATCGCCTCCACGACCTCAGTCTTGGTAGCGGTGCCACTCAGCGGCATGTTCGCATTAGTCAGCGCTCCCTTAAGAACATGGTTGGGAACACCAAACAAAGTCTCGTCGTGCTTATTCAAAGCGACGAGTTCACTAATCGAGAAAGACGGTTCCGCCTTAACCTTTTCAGGAGTAGGCGCCACATATTCCTCACGAGGAAGATCCGGAGCGTCAAACTCACTCACGCCATTCGGCTGAGTTTCATCACTCATCTTCTTATCCTTTTTCTTAGACATACTACTCCACGGTCTTCGTAATACTCACGGTTTCCAGAGGATGTGCCTGAGACCTGATTGTAAACATCACGGATTCTACAGACAACGTCACGATGCCAACAACGTTTCCTGATTCTCGAGGGTCGTCTTGGATGTCGTAGGCATCGTCTGAGACCTTCAAACCAGTGAACCTGACATCGCTTTGCTCGGGAGGGGCAACAGTAAGGCCAGACCAGTCTGCAGAGATGTCATAGAGAGTTGTCACATACTCGTCTGCGTCGATAAAGTCGTCGTTGTGTTTCTTCACATTGGCGGCTGTAGTACCGACGTACACATTGTATCTTCGGAAGAAGTTAGATCCCTCAGGATATCTGGGGATGACAACCCTCAGTGTGTCATTCTCTGCGACAGCGATTGAAGTAATTGGAGAGATGAGTGTTTCCTCATCATCCTCAATACCAATCCCCGTTACTCCGACATAGCAAGTCCTTGCGGTTAGGTCTCCTCCCGGAAGACTTGTCAATACAGGAGTCGGATATTTGAAATCGTGAAGGATTCCAGTAATCCGGTGCCTGTTGTTCTGCAGACTCTGCTGCATATATGACAAGACTCGCTCGACTTCTTGTTCACTCGTTGAAGCAAACTCTAGTCTCGCTCGGTAAAAGTGAGTAGTCGCAAACTGAGAAGTAACTTTCTGCGCCCCCGGTAGGAGATGCAGCGTCCACTTATCTCTTTCTTGCGGACTACCATTACGAAGAACCTGAACTACTGAATGTTCTTCAGGTAGGCCAGCAGCAAGAGAACAAGCATGTACCCATGTGCTTAGGGAAGCAATGACGCTTCCTACATCCACTAGGTGCCTCCACTCTCAAATCGGTAATCCTCGCCGCTGGAGATTCTCTCTGCTCCGGTGACGCTCGGTACTTCTCTTGGATAGAGTTCTACGTACAGGACACCACTACGAACAGACATCCTCGCCTGAACAGACTGAGGAAAACGATTCTGAATAACAACTGGCATCGGCTCGTATGCAATCTGAGGACCATCGATGAACGGCGATACCCGCTCAGCAACATCCCTCAGTGCCTGTAGAGCAACAGCCGCCAGAGTGTCTTCCGAGATGGTTAGGTCTGGCATTACTTATTCTTCCATGCTGCGGCCACATTATCCATTCGGGCCTTGAACCTCGCGTTCATTTCTCCTGAACTAATCAAGGCCGATAGACCCCGGTCGAAGAAGTGTCGTCCACCAAACGTCTGGGGCTTGATATAGACCCATCTACCATTAGGAAGGAGAACACGTCGAGGATTTGTTACTTCATACCCTAGGTCAACGGCGGCGGCATACGGGACATTAGTTCCGTATTCTCGAAGAAGAACATTACCCTTATCCTCCTTTAGGAAGTATGCGTCGGATTCTACCGATTCGCTGTCTCCCTTAAGACGAGAAGAATCATACTTTCCGATACCAGCCGCCAGCCGACCTACTCCGTGCGTTTCCTCATCGATAATGTCAGCCGTTTTCTGCGCTCCGAGTTCTGCAATCTCGGTAGCAAACTCTGACAGTTGGTCGAAAAGATGTGGCACGAACGCAGGATCCAACCATGGAATGTATCCAGTGTTGGTCCTCTGCATTCTTGTGGTTACAGTAGCCATCTATACCACCGTCGCTAGATCAATAGGATTATCTCGCTCGTTGACGAAACACTCATAGTGTCTAAGGCCAGTGGAATCATAGATTGGCTTACGCAGAGTTACATCATACTGCTCATCGTCAATAACGATGATGTCTCTAACTCGGAGGTTAGTCGGCGGCATGATATAGAGCGTACCCTGCAATCGACCAAGAAACTCTTCAGACTGAGTTTCCTGCTTATTGCGGTTATCTACATAGAAGTCTAGACGACACGGAGTACCATCTTCGATTTCAGTATAGATAACTCCAGTGGACCTTCCATTTCTGGTCGGTCCATTGGAGATACGAATAACTCTGCACTGATGGATCAGAAGATTCATCATTAGTAGTCCCATCTCCTTATCTCTTCTTCAGAGTATCGGATAACGGGCAAATCAAATTGACTAAGAAGATTCATATCTCTTTTGAGATCTTTTTCTTCTGATCCAGGAAGATTATGCCAATACCATCCATCTGCTTCATAAGCAAGATGCAAGATAGGATCATATAGATCAACAACATAGCGACCGAATCTTACGTGAGGAATAAGATCAAATCCACCCACGGTGGTTAAATAGTCATTGAGTTTTATTTCAAGACTAGATGTTTTGGTCTGTAATCTCGCATTGACGCGTGCCGCTATTTTTGCTTGTCGTTTACGTCTTTTCTCGTCCCACTTATTTCCAACTGCGTATTTATTTCCAGTCATTCTTTTTGAATGACTGATTATTCTATTTTTATCCGAAGCCCACGGTTTTGAATATCCCGCACGCCCCGTCATTAAAACAGAATGCTGTTTGTCTTTACAGGATCGACATCTTTGCGCCGCCTTAGAACAAACACCTTTGCAGTCTACGCAAATGGAGATCATTAGTAATCTCCATACACAATTTTGTTGAATTCCTCTGTATCCGAATTGATTCCGTCTGCGGTGAGCCACCTAGCGGCACGAGCATCATTGCTCGACCGCACCACGTCAATGATCCCTGTTTCGGGGTTGACGGGCGGTTCGTGGAATACTCTTCGCGAACGAATCATCGGACCTCGTCTATCCTGCAGATATACGAGTAGCGGCCACAGAATTGGATGCTCTTGAATCAGCGTACTGGCATCGTTACCTCGCGCGCCCTTATCATACTGATAACCACCAATTCGCTCCATACGGAACGGAAGGATGATACTACCAATATTCAGACCGATTACATACGAGAACTCAGCCGCGTAGTAAACAGCATCTGTGATTAGGCGAGCAAAGTCTTCCTTGGAGGAATCAAGACTTCCACCGTGGGTGGTAATCAGGTTTCTTCCTCGTTCCAGAAGATTCTCAGCAGTAGCCGCATCAAGAGTCTTAATTCTTCTATCCAGTGACCACGCCCTTAGACCTGCCTGAGTGCCGTAGCCACTTAGGTCCATGGCGCTCCTAGTGTGGTCGCACGACAGTTAGTCCGGCGCGCGACGTCTTTCTGGTAAGTACATCCCGTCGGAGTTGGTCAACTCTGATCTTCTGTTCTTTTAGATCTGCCTCTAAGACCTCTCGCTCACAGGCGGTGTCGTCCGTGCATTTCCTTGGAACAAAGACTGAAGAAAAGACCTCTCTTAGGAGGGCAATCACTTGACCAACTCCGAGCCGAGAGATACGGCTGTCTTGGCAATATCGGAACTCATTAGTGCAATCCTGCGCCACTCATTGCGTTCCTCGATTACTGAATCATATTCTCGACCATACACCCACCAGCGGCGATATCCTCCAACGAGGACAAGGACGAGTAATCCGACGATACCGCCACTATTGATTAATCCAAGGATTGAATCAACCATCGTCAAATTTTCCATTACGCCGCCTGTGTGATGACAGGGTCGAGAACGTCTACCCTAAGATCGAATTCTCCTTGTGCCACGGCACCATTGGTGAAAGAGAACCGGAAATATTCACCAAGACGATTCAGCCAATCCGAATCGTAGGGAGTATCCGCGGTGAGAGATGCAGCAAGGACGGTGCCGACTACATCTTCTCCATTATTGGAATACTCGATTTTGACCTCGCTTGCGGCGGAATCTTGATCCGCTAGGGCGAGGACCCTAATCAATTTGGCGGTTCCCCACTTAATCCACTCACCTGCGGCTGGTGTGTCGGAGAAGTGATCTACGATTCCAGCCTCTCTGGTCTCGAAGACCTCATCTTCGGCAAGTAGAGTAGTGGAGCGATACACCGTCACCGGCTTGCCAGAGGCAAGAACCGCACCGAGACCAGATCGAGTTCTGGCAAAGATGTCAGTCGGGACATCTACCATTGCTACGGCCTCTCATTTACTTCGAAGAATCGACCTTTGCCTTCTTCTTCTTCTTTTTCTTCTTCGGCTTATCTTCGTCTGTGTTCTTGGACTCAGACTTCTTATTCTCAGTTTCATCGTCATCGCTGGCGAAGCGAGCCGGAGTCGAAGGTTCTTTGTCTCCCGGACCTTCCTCAGGATGAGTGAACTTCATGGAGCCGAATCGATCCTCAAGTTCACGGTGGTTGCCAGCCGGGACATCCATCACAGGAACCTTGCCACTCGGACCAACATCAAGGTCCTTGTGCTTGCGCTCCTCAAGAGTTTCCGAATCATAGCAACCAACCAACTTGTAGACCTGAACCCCAAAGAATTCAATCTGCTTATCAGGAGAGTGATAAGCAAGGTCCGACTTGCCCGGACCAATCTCTAGGGTCTGCCCCACTACCGAAACACCACCACCGGGGATAAGGATTCGGTGACGTCCAGTGATGAACTGAATAACCTTAATCTCAGACAAAGTATTGCTCCATTATCTAGCGGAAAAGACTTTTCTTGGGACCTTCAACAGTAAAGAGTTTGGTGTTGGGTCCAGCGAACACCTTTGAAGTGTTCTGTGCCGCGAACGGGGCTGGACTCTTTCCACCGAAAGGGTTTACCTTCTGGGTTTCAGAAAAGATCTGCTGTCCGTCAGCGTTATTCGGAAATAAAGACATTGTATTCTCCGTAGCGGTGGACACTCAGGCTAGACTAGCCAGCCTGAGCATTACCACCAACCACACTAGAAGACAGACGGGTGAGTCTTGTAGAACACACGAAGGTTCAGATCACTATCACCAGTCGTGATTTCACCAGTCAGCATGTGCGCCACGAGAGCAGCATTCACAGCCGGAGTGAAATCAGAAACCGTACCAGCAGCAAGCGCGCCGGTCTGAGGAAGAACATGGCGGACCTGAGCAGTAGTCTGATCAAGGAAACCAGTCGCCTCACAGACACCGACGTCAAGACCAGAATCATCCGTGTACTTGATGGCAATGTCATCACCTTCGGCAATGGCGGCATACGCCGTACCCGCGGGCTTCTGGACAATAGCGCCACAGAACTCAAGATACTTGTTGGCTCCAGGAGCCGGCACAAGTTCAATGGGAGTGGCATTCAGCGCCAGCAGTTCAGCAGACGTGATCACAACATCGACGTAGGAGCGACCCTCGGCAATGTCATTAGCGTCCTGAAGAACCTGACCAATCTCGTTCAGGACCTCAAGGGTCTTGTACGCAATCTGCTCCTCCGTAACAGGAGAAGTGGGAAGAGTAGCAGCAGTAAAGGTCATGGATAACTCCTAGTAGATCTTGGCAACCACGATCTGGTCCGGGTTGCGGAGGATCGGGATGAAGTTGGACTCGATGAGGATCTGTCGCGAGGACGGGTCCTTTTCCTTCCAAGTCTTGGAGAAGCGACCAGTGTGACCGATGGGAGCCTCGTCATCCGCGGCCGGACCATCGAACGCCTCGTAGGGGCGACCCTCCGGGGCAATCATCACCATGTAGCCGTTAGGGATGTACGGAACGAACGTCGGAGAAGCCGGGTTCGTGAAGTCATCCGAGTAGCCACGGTCGTACTCGTTCCAAGCCATTCCCTGGAATCGGTTGAGCGTACCCTCGACGGCGTAGCGACCACGATCAGCCTCAGTCAGCATCGACTGAACCTGCGTCTGCGACCAGAACGTCTCGAGAGTCACACCGTTAGCGAAGACACCCTTGAGGGAAGCCTCCGTGTCGCGGGTCACAATTCGCTTCAGGTCCTGGATGTCACGGACGACGTTCGCGCCGACAGTGTTCCAAGGAGTAGCCATAGTCGGAAGATGCGAAGCGTCGATTCCGTAATCGATGCTCTGCTGGTAGCCGAGGTCGCTGATGTCCAGCGTCCCGGTCACAACCATCTGCCAGAACAGGAACTCGTGGAAACGGTCGATGCGGGCGTTGAGGTCCTGCATCTCATTCAGGACAGCAGCCTCAGCCGCAGCAGCAGCCATCTGGCCCGGCGCACGCAGCCACCGCAGAGTCGTCGGCTCAAAGACCTTCTTCTCACGGGTGTAGATGAACGTACCGGCCATGTGACCCAGACCGTCCTGAGACACGATGTGCGCGGGACTGTTCGGCGTGTTCGGACGCGCAATGTTGCGACGGCGCGAACGAATGTCGTACTCCCAGACCGGAAGGTCGTAGGAACTACGCGGAATCATCGACAGACCCATCAGGCCATCAGCCGGGGGCATACGGTCGATAACGCCATTCAGGACACGGGGATCAAGAAGCGCAATATCGGGCATGAATTAGTCCTTTCAGTTACTTGATGCGGTAGATGTCGCCGCCGTTGGAAGAAACGGTGACACCAGCCAGTTCAGTGTTAGCGGAAGTAGTGAGGTTGTAGAGGTTGGCCTTCTTGAACTCACCAGCAATGTACATGGAAGTACGACCCGTAACATCCTCAAGACCAGTCGCTTCCCAACGGTTTGCCGCGATGCCGATAGCCGTGTCCTGCTCACTGGCAGTGACAGAAACCTTGGAGTTAATCGGCAGCGGGTCAGTTCCACCAGTCACGGCGACAGTAATCACGTTCGTCGTGTAGTTGATGGCGGTGATCACAGCAGGAGTCGATGCGTTAGAGCCGTCATCAATGGTGATGGTGTCACCAATGGCGAACGGGTGAGCGTCATCGACAGTGATGGAAGAAGCAGCGTCAGCAGCAGCGACAGCAAGTTCAGAACACTTGCTGACGATGTACTGACCAGCCAGACCAACACCCGTCACATCAGCAGACAGTTTCGCAAGAATGTCACCAACACGCACGCTACGAGCGCGGGCACCATTCGCGAGAACAACACCACCCGGGAGTTTAGTTCCCGGAGAAGCAGCAAGGATCTCGTTAGGGTACGAAATCGCATCCTGAGCGAATCCAGTATCCAGAGGACCGAGAGCGTTTCGGCTAGTGGTCATTATGAGTTACCTTTCTTCTTACTTCTGGCCCGCGTGGATCAGCGTGTCTGCACCCTCAAGAGGGGAGCGCTGAGCCGCAGCGGCCTTGACGTAACGATCAACGTCAGCAGCGACGTCCTCGTCAGTCTTCTTGGTTCCGCCCGAGCGACGAGGAGCGCCGTCGTAACGGTCGTCATCATCGTCATCATCAAACTCGATCTTCGCCTCAAGACCAGCGGTGATCTTGTCGAACATATCGCGGTTGCTCATGAAGAGTTCCTTGTAGGTCTCCTCATCCTTCGAGAGGATCTTACCGGCGCGAAGCAGCGAGCGAACCTCTGCCTTCGCTTCCTTCTCCTTGATCTCCTTCTGAGTCGCCTCGATAGCCGAGCGACCCTCAGTCATGCTCGCAGCCAGAGTGCTAATCATCGGAACGAGATCCTTCGTGATGGTTTTCATGCCAGCACGGAGAGAACGCAGTTCCTTCGACACAGCCGCCGACTTCTCGTTATCCTCATCGTCGTCATCGTCGTCATCATCATCGTCATCATCACCGCCGCCACCGGCGTTGACCTTCGACTTGCCCTTCTTGCCGGTAAGACTAGCCTGAATCTTCTTCAGTGCCTTCTCGACCTCGGACTCCTCGTCATCGTCCTTCTTGTGACCAGCGATGAGAGTATCGAGTTCCTCGACACTGATCTTCATCGAGGCAGCGAGCAGCGCCTTCGCCTCAGTAGTCTTCATCTCGTCTGCATCCTCCTGTAGGATAATCGG